AAACTACTTTCACAAACAACGCAGCTGAAGCCGCAGAGGCAGCAGCAGTTGGTGAAGCAGCATTAGCATTTACCGAAAAACTGCAACAATCTCAAAACTTGGTGTTAACATCCCAGTTACAGATGAGTTGATGCAAGATGTTTCTGGTCTTAGAGGGATATTTGAACTCAGACTACAAACAATGATGAGATTAAGATTAGACAGCCAGTTAATAGCTGGTAATGGTACTTCACCAAACCTTGAAGGTATCTTAGATGCAGGAAAATCCAGTGTTGGATCAACTGCTTATGGATCCTACTCAGGTGGTTTGGGAAGAATTGGTGCTATCTATGGAGCGATCACTGACATTAGAGTGAACGCTTTCACAGAGCCAGATGCAATAGTAATCCATCCAAATGATTGGGCGCAAATCGTCCTTCAATTAGATGATGACTTTGCTGGTGATGCTACAGCAGGATATGCAGCTAAATCACCTGTATTCACCCAAGCAGGTGGATATGTGGTGGCGGTTGCTAACCAACTTTGGGGATTAAATGTTGTTCCATCAACAGCAATCCTGAAGGTACTATCCTTAGTTGGTAAATTCGGTGGCGGTGAAGCAGCTCATGTCGTAATGAGACAAGGTATCGACATCGCAGTAAGTGATAGTCATGGTGATAACTTTACAAAGAATATCATGGTGATCAGAGCTACAATGAGAGTTGGTTTCCCTGTTTACAGACAAGCAGCTTTCCATAAACTAACAAATATGTAATATCTGTTAGTTGGATATTTCAAGAGAGCCGGGTAAAACCGGCTTTCTTGTTTTTATAAGGTAAAATGATTTCATTATGTCAGAATATATAAAACCAGAAAAAACAATTTGGAAGATGGCTGATGGTTCTATTTTTGAAGGACCAATGGCTGAACTACCTAAATCTGGGGCTTCAAAGATTGCAAAAGCAGGCGTGGAAGTTTCTAAAGAATGGTTAAAAGCTCAAGGATGGGCAGACCCTTCAGAGAAAAAAGCAGCACCTGTTAAAAAATCTGCTCCCAAGAAAAAAGTAGAAACCAAAGCTGTTAAACCATCAGAAGATAAATAAAGGAGTCCTAAATGGCTCTTTGTAGCGTTAGTGATGTAGAGCAATTTCTTCAAGTTGATTTAAACTCAACTGTTGAATCCTCAGTCACAAATACTTTCATACCTTATGTTGATGCTGCTATTAAGCGTTATTTAGGTCATGATGTAGAACAAGCTACATACACAGAAACTTTTGACGGTAATGAACAACAAGATTTATTTCTTCGTCATATTCCTATTGCTTCTATAACATCTGTTACTGAAGATGGAAACACATTAGTTACAGGCAATGAAAAAGATTATGTTCATTACGATAACGGTAGATTAAGAAGAATAGTAGTTAGATGGTCTGGTATAAAACCTAAAAATATTTCAGTCACTTATGTTGGTGGTTATCAATCTTCTAACATTCCAGAACAAATTAAATTTACTTCTGCTAAAGCTTCAGCAAGAATGGTTATGACAGCACTTCAAATTTCTGCAAAAGCAGATACTGGAGAAGTAGGCTCTCATTTAGCTGACAATACCTCTAGTTCAAGATTTGATGTTCCTATAACTGAAAGAATAGGAGACTATGATGTTGCTTACGGAGATGTGGTAATACAAAGTCTTACTCCCGTTCTAACACAAGCTGATATGGCTGTATTAAACCCTTTTAAAAGCAGATTCTTTGTATAATAGAGTATGGTACATAGAAAAGCTCCATCTTTGGAAGAGGCAAGGGAGCTCTTTTTAACAGACCCTAACAAAATGCTCCAAGAGTGGGCAGATGAATGGGGAGTTACACATGAAAGAGTTCGTCAATTAAGAATAGAATCTGGTGTACCTCAACGCGGTGCATACAATCAAGAAACTGCTGAGGCAATACTAGAAATAATTAAAACTGGTCGTGGTGGCCTTACTACTCCTAGAACCTATGAAGAACAGTCTATTGGTTTAGAAAGATTTAAAACATGGATGGAAGAAGAAGAAGGATTAGCAGATAAAGTTAATGAAGCACAAAAATTAGCTGCTAAAAGTTTAAAAGACCCCATTGAAAAAGAATGTAAATATTGTCGTGAATGGAAACCTGTAGAAGAATATAAAAAAAAACCAAAGATATTTAGACGGTCTAACAAGATTTTGTATTGAATGTATAGACATACTAAAACAAAAAAAAGAGCAGTTAGGTGATGAGAAAATGAAAATCTGTTTGTCTTGCAAACAAGATAAAAAATCTTCAGAGTTTGCTAAAAATCCTAATTCACCAGATGGATTTAAATTATTTTGTAAAGATTGTCACAAAACTTCTAAAAGAAAAAAAAGAAAAAAGAATAGGATAATTAACAAAAATGCCTAGATACGATTACAAGTGTTTGAAGTGTGAGAAACTATACGAGATACAACACAAAATTACTGAAGAGCCAGAAATTATTTGTCCTGTGTGCTCTTTTACCTGTTTTAGACAAATATCAAAAAATGTATTATTTGAAACATCCGGAGATTTAGAATGGTCTGGAGACCCTAGCAAAATGGGTAATGATATTAAAAGAAAATATTCCAAGCTTAAAAAAAGGAAGTACAAGTGGTAAAAGATGAAGGTAATCAAGAAGTACTGAGTGGTAAAAATAGATATTTTTTGCACTATAAAAATTATTCAATACTACAAGACCCTGTTAAAAAAAATAATTACTTAATAACACTGTATGTGCCAATCAGAGAGTTTGTATATAACAGACCAGGACTAAAACAAAGCTTACCTATTCATCCAAATTGTAATACTGTAGATATAAACGAAAAAAATAAAAGTAATGTTATTAAAAATATAAAACAAGAATTTGGACAAATAGGAACTTTTCACTTAGATTCACAAGGAATAAAAATAATTTGTAAAGATGTTGAAATATCAGACACAGGACAAAGAGTAGCTTTTAATATTACAAATTTAGCAAATGAGGGAATTGTTGATGGAGCTAATTTATACTTAGCTATAAATGAACTTACTACTGAAGAGATTTCTAAACACTCTTATATAAAAGTAGAAATACATGTACTAGAAAATACAAATATAAGTGACAACATGACAGAATCTCTTGATAGCAAAATTTCTCTAGACAATAAAGTTAATTTAACCAAAAAAGAATTGTATTGGCTTGAAGAAATTGTTGAACAAACTGATTACAAAGACAAAATAGATTCAATAGATGTATTATGTTATATAAATCTTTAAGAAATAACTACTATGACGCAGATGTTAGCAATCAACCAACAGACTCATATTGGAATAAGCAAAAGGTAAAAGAAGTATACAAAAAAAATCCTTCTAGCTTTGCTCAATTTGGACCTTTAGTTAAAGACATACTTTACTTGCATGATTATATTAATTTTAAGACACAAGAATTGTGGCCAAATAAAAGAGGAAGTTTAAATAGTTTAGGTCTTACAACTAAGTATAAACAAAAAGCTTATAGCTTAGAGATATTAGATAAAAAATTAGATTATAAATTACATGAAGCAGTTTTATGTGTACTACTTAATGGTTTTCGTTCTTTTGTTATATTTAACCCAGATAGAAGTGCAAGATGGTCTAAAGACTTTGATGAAATTCTTAAAATTTATGATACTGTAATTTTAGAAATTATAACAATAATAAAAGACTACAGTACTCAGTTAGGTCACAACCCACACTTATTAGGTAAGAATGCAATGTTATATAGCATTGTGTATAAAGAGTTTATGATGAGTGATTTACTAAACCAATTTTTATAAATTTCTGATGTAAAGTTAAGGTATGCCGATACCACATAGATTTTTACCAGAAACAGCAACTATACAAACCGTTTCGGACACCACTGTTGACGAACGAGGTTTACCTAGTGCTAGCTGGGCAAATACATATACAAATGTTAAATGTAAATTTGAATCTTTAGGTGCAGAAGAAGATAGAGAAGGTAGAAATACTACAGTTGAATCTTTTAATGTATTTATAGAAAAAGGTATATCAGTTACTCCAGGAGATAGACTTAAAAGAGGTAGTAACTATCATGAAATTACATTTGTTCAACCTTTGTTAGATAGGTATGGAGTAGAGTGTTATAAGATGCTTCAAACATTCGTAGCTAAATAATGGGTCAAGTTTATAATTCTAAAAAACGCGAAGAAAGACTAAAATCCGGTTCAAATGCTCCAGATGTATTTAGAACTGCTTTATATAAATACGGTAAAGCTGCCGGTACCGCACGAGTTGTACCCGGATTAGCCGGAACAAGATTAGCCCAAGGTTTAGCAAATCAAAGAAATTTAGCATATCCCGTAGCTCGTTGGTTAGGTAACTTAGATGCCTTTTTTAATAAAAATAAAGACCCTAATAGAAGTTTAGTAAAGCAACAATTTGGTAGAACTCTTCGTATTGCTTCTGGTTCTCTTTCTGGTAGAGCAATAGATGCTGTTGCAAGACCTTTTGGAAGTTTTGGATTAGGTTCATCTCTTGGACCATTAGCTTCTCGTGCTATGCGTATTCAATTAGGTAAACAGTTAAGTAAAAGAAACCCTATAGACAATGCAATTTCCAAGTTAACTAATAAAACTACTGCTACTGGTAAAGTTGACGGTGCTAAAACAAACTGGGCTATTAGAAAAAATGTTGATGTACAAAAAGAAGCTCAAAAAATTTTATTAACAGCTTACAGAAATATATTAGCTATGGCTCCAGATGTATCTTCGGGACAGTATTTAATAGGTAAAAGAGGATTTGAAAATAAACTTGATACTAAATTAATGAATGATGTAGAAGCTTGGAATAAAATGAGTATAGCTTATAGAAATGATAAAGGGAAAAAAGAATTTAGAGACATATTTGGTTTTAAGCAACCAGGACTAGCAAGACAGTTTTTATTAAACAGTGTTAATTTACAAAATGTAAGAGCAACTAAAGGTACTAGAGTTGACCATTTTTTCTATGGAGAAGTTGCAATAGGTGGAGACATGAGAGGATTTCCTTGGATATGGGCAGTTGAATATGGTGGAGATATACCAGTTATGTACCCATCTAAAATGAAAGGAAAGCATGCCTTAAATAGAGACAAAGATGGAAATCCTATTTATGCACAAAAGTTAAGAGATGTAACAGATGTAGATAAACGAAATAAAATTATGAAAGAAACTGGTCAACCTTTAGATAGTTACATTCCACATAATCATTTTATTCAACCAACCTTTTTTGTTCATAGAGCTGCGGAAAAAGCTGCAATGACTGCTAGTAAAAAAGTTATGGTTCAGCAAGCAATTCTAACAAGCCCAGCGTCAAGATATTATGGGGATTGGTTAAAGGGAGCTAAAAGAAAAACAGCAAAATCTAAAAAGACAGGTTATGCAGATAAATTTACTAATAAAACTTCTAATCAACAGTTTAGACGAGCTTTACAATTTGATAGAGGACAAGGTGCAAGACAGTTAAGCTTTATGGACCAAAAAATACCTGGTCCACGAGTTGAAATGTCTCATGGAGGATTTTATTCTAAAGAACTATCAGATGCAATAGGTGTAAAACAAATACCAGAAGAATTTGCATTTTCTTTTGGCTTTCGTACAAGACAAGGAGACTCTGCCGCTGTTCTTAAAAAAGCAGCAGATGTTTATGTTAGAAATGGTGGTCTTACCTCATCTTTTAATAAAGGAGTAGTAGATAAGATAGAAAAAGCAATAAGAAATGTTCCGGGTAGAAGTAGAGTTAGTGATGAAAGAAATCGTGATGATGCTGAACGATATGCTAGATTATTTAAACAATATAATACTTCACAAGGTAATGTTAAGTCATCACATAGACGAGCTGAATACTTAGATAAAGTGTATGACTTCAGTGTTAAGTTATCTCCAGAAGGAAGAAGTGCAAAGGTTAATCTGCGAAGAAAAAGAGGTACTGTTAAGGCAGATAAACAAAGACGCATAGAGCAGACTAAACAACAAAAACTAGCTAAAAATATATTTTCAGATTTAGACATTCAGACACTACTTAAAGAAATAGGTGACTTCTAAATTCAATGATATAATACTCTCACAATGGGTATAAAAGCAGTTGGCGTGCAGCCACACCAAGCAATGTTAAATTTCCGCCAGACGCGGAGATAATTATCTTCGTAGAGAGTGGGCTGTGAACACACCAGTTATTACAAATGTTTGTGGAACACAAGAATTGCTACGAGACTACCTAGAAACGCTGATTTACCCTTCCTGACATTTCTTCGCTGCCGGGGGAAGTTTAATGTTAAGTAACACAAGGTGACGCAGCTATAGCTGAAACATTGTTTTTCAATGTAAATTGCTTTTGCCGGTAGATGGGGTTCTGGTAGTCCGGTTCTCAACCAGATTATGCAAACGCTTATGCTTTAGCAAATGCTGTAGCTGAATCTGCTTTTAAAATGAAAAGTACAAGAGTTGTTACTCCTACAACTAACACAGCAGCAGTTATTTACAGCATGGAGGTACAAGGATTACCTTCTCGCATAGAGGAGACTGACACCGGATTAGGACATTATCAGCTATCATTAATAATGTATTACCGAGGACTAGATTGATATGAAGAAGATAAAAGTAAAAATTAATCCTTTGTTGCTAGAGAAGACAACTGTTCGAGATACTGTAACAGGAATAGTCTTTAGTCACAAGGGATGGGCAGAGATAGACATGGCCGTCTGGGAGCGCCTTAAAGATGCTACTTATAAACAGGGAACACAAAAAATCTCTGTTTTAATAGCTGATGAGGAAAAACTAGACGACTCTACAGCAGAGGACGACAAGGAATCTGTTGAAGAGGTAGTGGAAGACTTCTTTATTGCTGAAGAAGAATAACCGGCAAAGCTGAAATCGACTTGAAAAAGTCGGCTGAGCTCAGCTGATAAGTATAAGTATAAGATATGTTAGGAGATAACAAATGAGCTTCAATACAAGCGGTACTATATCCGAAGTATTAATAGGTACAGGTGTTCTCTATTACGCAGATAGGACTACAAGTTCTTTAGTATTCCCAGCCGATAACAGCGGCGCATGGGAAAACCCTACAACACTATCAGTTCCATTTTCAGAAGTTGGTTATTCTGAAGATGGCTGGACTTTAGAAGTTGATAAAACTTTTGAAGATGTTATGGTTGCCGAAGAAGTAGACCCTATTAAGACTCTTAAGTCAGCACAAGAAGTAAGACTAACTGGTGAACTATCACAAGCTGGTATTGACAAACTTCAAATCGCAATGGGTGGCGGTGTTAAAGCAGAAGATACAATTACTGCTACAACAACACAAACCACTGGTAGCGATTTTGATACAGGATATGATTCATATATCCCACCTTTGTCAGATACTTTCACAGAATATGCGATGGTATTACACACAGATGGTCCAGCTGGTGCAGACAGACAGTTCCACATTCCTAGAGCAGTGAATGTTGGTTCTTTCGCAATGAGTCACCAAAAGGCTCCAGCAAAAGTTAGTTTGGCAACAGAATTTAAACTTCTTGTTCCAGATTCAACTTTAAATGTTGGTTCTACAAGTGGTGCATACTACTTGTTCAGAGTCATAGATAACACTAACGATACTGACGAGTTAGATATTAACTAAAAAATTAGATAGGAGAATATAAGTGGAAAAGTTTAAAGACTTTGATGAGGCTTTAGAAGCCGATAATTTATTAAAATTGCAGATGAAGGTAGCAGGAAAAACATACGATTTACCAGCTACCTTACCTGCAAAAGCAGTCCTTTCGCAAATGAAGATGGCCGAAGACGGAAACAACCAAGACCTATCAGCAATTGCGGACTGGGTGGAATCAATAGTGGGTAAAGATAATTTCAACTCAATGCTAGATGATGGTGTGGGCTGGGAGAAGCTTAATGACATACTTGTATGGTTATTAGAAGCTTACGGACTAGCATCACCAGAAGAAGTTGAGGAAGCACAAGAAGCCGCTGCCGAAGAGGGTGATAGCCCAAAATAACTTGGTCTCCAGGTGACATTTTAAGTTACTGGGGACAAGTAGAAGCAGACTTTCTTAGGTATTACGGCATTGATAAACCTCAAGATGTTGAATATCGTAAATTTCTTAGACTATTAAGAAACTTACCCGCAGATGGTTCAGTTTTTTACGGCCGACTTCGTGAAGACCAAATTACTATTGACGAAGAAACTGGAAAAGTATTCCGTAAAGAAGAGTATAACAAAGAAAGTAAACAAGCTAGAAGAATGCTTCAAAGACAACACAATCGACATAACAAACCTCGAGAGAGAGTTTCTATAGACCAGTTTCTTGGTGGTAAATCTGGAATTACAGGCAAAGGTTAATAGATAGCAATGAATCAAGATTTAAGAGTAACTTACGAATTAGTACAAACTAAAGTACAAAACAAAGCAGCTAAACAGACTGAAAAGTCTATGAAGAAGTTAACAACTCAAGCTGCACATACAAACGCTATGGTTTCTGGTGCTGCTGGTGCAATGGCTGGTGCTCTTGCCGCAGTAGGTGGAGCAATGTTCTTAACAGTAGGTGCTGCTTCTAAATTTGAAGATTCATTTGCTGGTATTAGAAAAACTGTAGATGCAACCGAAGCACAATTTAGTACACTAGCACTTCAAGTAAGACAACTAGCGCAAGATATACCAGTTGCTGTAACTCAGTTAAATCAAATTGGTGAACTTGGTGGTCAGTTAGGTGTAGGAGTTGAAAACCTAGAAGAATTTATTGAAGTTATTGCACAGGTAGGTGTTGCAACAAGACTGTCAACAGAATCAGCAGCACTATCATTAGCACGACTTGACCAGATATTTGGATTACAAGGTAAAAGTTTCGATCTAACTTAGCTTCTTCATTAGTTGATTTAGGTAACAACTTCGCAGCTCTTGAAGATGAAATACTTTCTACATCATTACGATTAGCAGCAGGTGCTAAAGTAGCTGGGGCAACAGTTGCGGATACTTTAGCGATTGCTACTGCACTACAAGCAGTTGGTGTTCAATCACAAGCTGGTGGTACAGCTATGGCTCGTGTATTCCAAGCTATTACTCTTGCAACACAAGGCGGTAATAAAGAATTAAATACATTTGCCTCAGTAACTGGAATGACAGCTGAATCATTTAAAACATTAGCTACAGACGACCCTGCTAAAGCTTTGAATGTTTTCCTCATTGCATTAAAAGACGCTGGTGATTCCGGTAGAAATGTTATTGAAATTTTAGAAGAGTTGGGTCTCAAACAACAAAGAACTATTAGAGCATTGTTAGCAGTTTCTGAGGCAGGAGACTTGTTATCTGACACATTGAATACAGCAAACCTTGCTTACGATTTAAATGTAGCGTTACAAGACGAAGCAAACAAAAGATTCGAGACTGCTAAATCGCAAATCAAATTAATGAAAAACTCTTTTACTGAGCTTAGAATAGAAATGGGACAATTCTTTTTACCAGCACTTAAAAATATAGTTGCAGGAATGACTGGACTATCAGAGTCTTTACAAGATAGCGAAAAAGGAACTGGTGGCATGAGTAAGGGTGTCGTAGCACTAGTAGGTACTTTATCTACTTTATTTGGTGTTATTGCTTTAACTATTGGTGCTTTTATAAATGTTAAAATGAAAGCTCTAGAGGCTGGTGTAGGCTTGGTGAAATATTCTCAAGGATTAAACTTTGTAACTTTAACGAGTATGGGAGCTACAAGAGCTCAAGCAGCACTTGCAGTAGCTATGAAAACTGTGCTGGTAAATATGGGACCTATTTTAATAGCTCTTGCTGCTCTTACTACTGCATTCTTAGTAAATCAAGGAGCAAATGTTAAAGCAAGAAGAGCAACCGAAGCATATGGTAAAGGATTAGCATCGTTAGTTCCTATGCAAGATAAAGCAAGAAAATTAGAAGAACGCTTAAATGTACTAAGAGAAGAAGCTGCTAATTCTCCATTTGGCTCAAGAATGTCTGCTGAATATAAACTTGTACTTAAAGAACAACAAGCAGTGTTAGAAGCTATGGAAAAAATAGAAAATCAAACAAACAGAGCATTTTTAAATATTCCAAAATTTAAAGTTGATTTAGGTTTGGATGAATCTGTAGAGTTAGTTGATATTTTTAATAAAGGACTTAAAGATTCTATCGAAATTAGCGAACTTTTACAGAATATAGACCCCTTTAAAACATTTAGAGGCGGTGTACTTAATGAAAAAGACATAAATCCTGTTGATAGTTTTGCAGAACAATTTGATATTGATGTAGATACTGCTAAAGCAATATTAGAAAGTGATTTTGATACACTTACACAATTTTTAGTTAGTCAACTCTCAGGAAATGAAGACGCTATTAGAGACGGAGGAGAAATTCTAAATACTCTTGCCGACCAATATTTTGCTACATTATTAAGAGTAAATACAGGTGTATTTCAAACTTCTGATGCGAATAAAGCTGCATTAAGAGCTCAAGAACCAACAATGAGAGGATTTGAAGAGGTATCACAAAGACTTCTTAATATAAACGCCGAATCAGATATGATAATTCAAGATAGAAAAAACATGCTTGACGAATATAACTCAATGGCTGCGGATACAGAGGGACTCCAACCGATTATGGAAACTACTTTTAATACAAATCCAGAGGCTGCACTAATTGTTTTTAAAGCTGTTAATGGTTTATTGGACATACAAGAAAATAAATTAGAAAATATTGTAGATAAAGGCGAAGATATTAAAAAAGCTTTTATAGACGCGTTAGACCCATTACAAGATATAAATCAATTATTAAGTGAAGTAGAAAGTCCAGAAATAATAGACATAGACGAACTTATTAAAGGAAGTCAAAAAGTAAAAGATTTAAATACTCTTTTATCTACAGGAGTTTTTCAAATATTAGAGGCAGGTTTCCCAGCATTAGCAATGGATTTAGCAGACGGAGGTTTAGAAGCACAGAATTTAGGAAAAATTGTAACAATATTAAATGCTGGTATAGAAAACAATATACCATTACTTCAAGAAATGAATGATAGTTTAATTGACAGTAATGAAGACTACAACTCTCTACTTGGTGATGGCCAAGTTTCAATGGCAGAAATTTCTAATGAACTTCATATACAATATGGCATACAGAGAAATAAAACTAGCGAAGAAGAACGCTCTGCTGCTATTAATAGAGTTACAGCTGATATGCAAAAAACAATAAAATTTGAAGGAGCAAACTATTTAGATATATTAAAAGATATTTTAAATGACGAAAGAGCAGTTGCAGATGCTAAAGAAGACATAGCAGATTTAACACAAGAAATATCTGATATGCAAGCAGATTTAGTTTTTGATAATATAACAATTACTAATGCTGCAAAAGACCAGTTGACTATTGCAGAGGCAAAAGCAGCAGTAGACGAAGCTATTAGTGAATTTGGAAGAAAAGGTGTAGTTACTAAAAAAGAAAATATAAATCTTTTACAAATGGAATTAAATGTAGCAAAGATGCAAGACCAAATAGATAATAAAATGGACAAACGCCGTCAAAAATCTTTAAGAGATAAAAAGAAAGAAATTAAATTTTTAGAGCTTGCTTTAGAACAGGGTGTTATTGAACAATTAGACTTAGATGCTGCTAGAGAAGACTTAGCAGAAATGCAAACACCAATATCTGGAAAACAATTAGATTTACTTAAACTACAAAAAGAAATAGCAGAAGCAGAATTTACCGCAGCTAAAGAAAGAGCAAAAGGTTTATCGCCAGAAATAATAAGTGCTATTGAAAATTACAATAGTGAGTTAGATGTTACAACAGACAGAGCTGATGAAGTTGCTAAAATGCAAGAAGATGTTAATAGAAAAACAGCAGATTTAAATATTACATTAGCAGAAAATGCTGTGAAATATGATGACATAGCTAAAAAGTTTCCAGACTTTAAAGATAAAGTATCAGAAATAGCTTCCATGATTGGTATACCAGAGGAAATGTTAAGTACAGCTTTAGGTTCTATGGAAGAAAGTGTTACAGCTTTTATTGATTATGTTGATTATGCAGAACAATATAAAGATAAAGTTATGAGTGGTTCATCTGCTGGTTTTGATACTGGAACTGGCAAAGGAGAAAGGCCAATTGTAGATGACAAATATTTACAAGACCAATCTGATGACGAATTTGCACGAGACAAGTTAGCAGCTGGTGAGTTACATACATATGAACCAGAAACAAAATATGTTCCACCATCAAAGAAAAATCTTCCTTTTACAGGTTTCGGAATGTATCCTGGTATGAAAACTCAAAGAGAATTACCAGATGTAAGCCTTAGTAGTAACCCATATTCTGGTTTTGGAATGTATCCGGGTATGACTTCTAACATAGATTTTTCAAAATTTAGTTTACCTAAATTTGAGGTAAAACCATTTAATATGCCAGAGTCACCTGTTGATACTGATGGCTATAAAGGCATTACAGGTGGATATGAATTTGACCGTTTTAAAAACATGTTTAATAATGCTTATGGTGGAAATGTTCCTGTAGGTAGAAGTTCTGTTGTTGGAGAAATGGGACCGGAAGTTATTATGTCAACACCGGGTGGAACATCTGTTTTTTCAAATAAAACAGGAGGTAGCTATGGAGGTGTTACAGTAGAGAATATGAATGTAAATATTACAGGACTTCCCGCTGACCCAATAAGTGCAAGAAAAGCTGCTATAAATATTAGAAAAGAACTTACTAAGTTAGAAAACGAAGGTAGTGCAGGAACAGGTTTAAGAAATAGATGATTGATAACAAAGAAAAACATTATTTAAAAGCTTGTAAATCAGACTGGAATTGCGGCGAGTATTTTTATGGTCCTCAATATAAATATTGCAAAAAATGTAGAGCTAAGGAGATGTGCTAATGTCTAATGAACATCAAATAACAATAGGTCATCTTAATTTTACCTCACCTAGCTCTTTAAATTTTGCTACAGACCCAACATCAAGAACATTTACTTTAAGTGGAACAATAGCACACACCAATACTTCTCAATTAGATTTAGCTGAAGTCAAATATATTAGAGATGAACTTTCTTCTATGTCTAATTATGGAATATTTTATCCTCTAACATACACAGGAGATTCTACACTCAAAGGATACTGTAAGATAAACAGTGCGAGTGTAGACATTACAAGATATGGTGGAGCAGGTATAAAATACAACATTATGGGAAACTGGTTAGGAAATCCAGGTGAGATAAGATTTGAATCACAATTTTCTGGTGCTTTACTAGATAATGACCATAGTGTAACTTCTACAACTTCTCAATTTTTTGCTGTACCTTCACAAGCTTTTTCAGTGCATATACCTGCTGTTGGAACTGGTACAACACCGAATGTAGAGCAAAGAATTGCTTCTTATGGAACAGGAACTACTACGCTTAACTATTTTAGTAGTAGCAACATAAGAGCTGATAATGTAGAATTTGAGTGTAATCCCATAGATTATCTAAAGGGTGCGGTAAAGATTTCTACTAATGGAAAAGTAAGAAATGGCTTACTAAGTCCTAATGACAATGTTGACCAAACAGTTATAGAAAATGGATTAGTCAAGATGGAGTTAACCGAAAGTAATACTCAATCAAGATTTACAATTTATGTTTGGGAAAATGATGACTGGAGAAGTGCTAAACAATTTGCGGTATCAAAGGGTACATCTAAAACAGAGTGGGATGGTTGGAATACAGTAAATATTATTAAAAATTATGCTGAGTGCGGTACAGTAAGATTTACTTCGCAAGCAAATACTGATGGTAGTGGAAGACTGACATTCGATGTTTCTTTAAGAAGAGGGTCAAGGTACTTTAGCTTGATTATTAATTCTTATGGAAATGCAGACGAAATAAGAATACAGAGAACAGCAACAGAAGCATCTAGCTCTGGTACTGGATATATAGTTTCATCAACAAATGACTCAGAAGGTAACTTCTTTATTCTTGGTTCGCCGAACACCTTTAGTTCAGATTTGACCGAGGGTGGGATTTACCTTACTGCTACACAAATGAAAGCATTTGTTGGGTACTGTTTAGATGGTACATCAGCTGCTGGAGAAAATACTCCAGACAATATGCGAGATTCTTATTTTGATTATTTGTATGAGCATGTAAGGTCAATCAAGTCATGAGCGTAAACGAAAAATTAATGACTCCAGGTACATTTAATGTACTACTTAATCTTGAAACAACTCCTAACTCAGTAGTCAACTCTATAGAGCCTTGGGGTAATATTGTTCTAACTCCTACAAGAATAAACCCAGAAGAATTTACAGACACGCAAATAAGAAACATGTCTAGGTATGTAGGTATTGTTACTTCACAAGAAATATCTGAAGAAGGTATAGATGTGTCTGGTAAAGGTGTTCTTGCTTATCTTGGAGATACAGATTCTCGTGGTATGGTCCTTGCTAGAAATGCAGGTGTCGGTGCAGTAAGAAGTTATGTTGACGACACACTAGATGATGTTGTTGATAGAAGTACATCAACTCCTTATGGATTACTTAGAGATGAGGATGCACTACAAAGAGCTGTAAGAAAAGGTACTGTTACAGAGGTAACTTACGATGATACAGTTTTACTTTTAAATTTTGAAGGAACTAACGGAGATACAACTACTACTGATGGTTCTGCATTTACTCAAAATCAAGTAATCAGTTTTATAGGAACTTCTGATATATCTACCGACCAAGCTAAGTTTGGAAGCACAAGTCTTAATTTAACTACAGATGGCGTAGTAACAATTGCTGACCGACCAGAGTTTGACTTAACATTTAGAGATTTTACAATCGAATGGTGGGAATACAGAAACTCTGGAGGAACTAATCCTACTGTTGCTGCTAGAAATAATGATACATACTCCCCTTGGATTGCAGGAAAATTATCTGGTGGTAATAATACATTTTTAGCAACACATGATGGAGATGGTTATAACGAAACAGAAGACTTAAACATAAGTATGGGTTCTATAGATTTAAATCAATGGAATCATTTTACTGTAACAAGACAAGGACAAACATTTAGAACTTTTAAAAATGGTACAAAAATTACAGAGGTAAACAGACCAGACTTATATATAAGAGTTAATTCAGACGCAATGCAAATAGGTAAAGCACAAGGTGGCAATTTCTTTAATGGATACATAGATGCCTTTAGAATTGTAAAAGGTACAGCTCTTTATACAGCAGACTTTACACCAGATACATCTGCTCCTGTAGCAACAACAGCAGCTAAAAAATATACTGGTAAACATTATATGGAATCAGCTTATAAAGCTTTTAAAGATGTAGCTGTAGCAATTGGAGCAGAGTTCAAAATGAATAATAATGGAACAATTGATGTAGGACCTCCAGAAGCTTTATTTACAGGACACGAGAATAATACTCCACAAGGAATGATTGTAAGAGATATGTCCGGTGCAGACCCTTCTATACAGGGTTATTCCGGTATTGATTTAAGTACAGAGTTTAATGCAGAAGATTATGTAAGCCGTGTAGAACTAATAGCTTCTAACTACGGTCTAGAAATAAACTTAGGTCAAGCAGATGCCAAAAGTGTACCTTACAAAGATTTGTTTGGAAATGAACTAGAAAGAATACAGATATTATCTGAAAATGATGTACCAGATTCTTTGCGAGATATCAGAGCAGAGGCATACTTAAATGAATACAACAAAATACAAAAAACTTTAAATGTTGGGTTAGAAGATTATGATGTTTCTGGCGATATAGGTGTTGGAGACATTATATTTGTTTGGGACCCGGATGTTGGATTTGAAGATACAGCAACAGATGCCACATTAGAAAATAGAGATAGACACGAGATAACTTATCAAGGTCAAATATTACATCCTATAAAAATTAGAGTTATGGGTCTTTCTTTTCCTATTACAGAATCTATGGGTGTTTTTTATAGAGATGGTAATGGAAGCTATACTGACTTAACAGATTATATTGAATTTGAAGTTGGAGTAACACAGATAGAAGTAGGTTCTACAACTAAAAACATTAATGAAGATTTAAGAGGTTCTGCTTCTATTATTTCTGTAGGTGGAACTAACGAGTTTACTGTACCAGATGCTCCAACAGGATTTTCAGCAGCTACAGGAACATATCAAGACGGCACAGGAAGACCCTTTGCCTTTGCTAAATTAAACTGGGTAGAGCCAACAAACACAGATGGTTCAAGAATTACTGATGGTAATATGTATCGAGTTAGGTACAGACAGGTAACTGATAGCGATGGTAATAATTTAATTGACCAAAATGATAATCAAGTTATTGACTACGAATATCTGACTATAGAATTTGGAACTACTGCTGCCGTTATAAAAGGTTTAGGTTCACAAAATACATACGAGTTTGGAGTTGCAGCAATAGATAACTCTGGATTTTCTGGAGGCTTCTCAGTTCTTACAGCTGTCGCTATGCCTTCTGATGCTACAATACCACCAGAGCCTTTACCTCCTACAGGTACTTTTGGAACAGTTGCAGCTAACCCCACTCGTGTGCAGATACAACATAACTTAGGTGCTGCTAAAGATGCAAATGGTAACTCAATTAGTTCTCCAGTTAACTTTTCTTTACCTGTTGATATAGACCATTTAAATGTTTATAGAGGTACAACTTCTAATTTCACAATTAGTTCAAGCAACTTAGTAGGACAGATAGAAGCTAAATCAGCTCATGTTACTTTGGGAATACCTGCTATCGGAGATTTTCCCTCTACAACAGAAGGTGTTGCATACTATAAAGTTACAGCAGTTGATGTTGCTGGAAATGAATCAACAGCTTCTACAGCTGGACAAGTAACAGAAGAATTAGTTAATACGGCATTTATTTCAAATGCAGCTATTACAGAAGCAAAGATTGAAGACTTAGCAGTTACTAGTGCAAAGATAAATAGTTTGGAAGCTGGAAAAATAACAGCAGGAACTATTAGTGGTAAAGAAATTATTATAGATACAGATACTACAGATTCTTCAAACCCTGTATTGGGAACAATAAGAAGTAATAACTATGTATCTGGAACTGCTGGTTGGGTTATAAAGTCAGACGGTACAGTAGAGTTCGAGGGCGGAGAGTTCCGTGGTACACTTAGAGCTGGAGAGATACATCTAGGATAATGGCAGTAGCAGACGGATTTCATGTAGATAGCAACGGAAACCTTTGGTTAGGTTCCAACCGAGAAACTTTTGACGCAACAACTCGTTCAGAAGCACCTTTTTATGTTTATGCTAACGGTAACATGGTTGCTAATTCTGGTACCTTTGCAGGTACACTATCTTCTGGAATTTCTATATCTGCTCCAGTAATAACTGGAGGAAGCATATCCGGTACTAGTGGTAGTTTTACAGGAAGTATATCTGGAGCTAGTGGTACTTTTACTGGTGATTTATCTGGTTCTGATATAACTGGTGGAACAATAGATATTGGTAGCGGAACATTTACTGTTGATTCCCTTGGAGCTATGGTTGCAACCTCTGGAACTATTGGTGGTTGGACAATAGGTTCAACAGATTTATCTGCTGGAAATATATCAATAGATTCTGGAGGAACAATATCAGCTAACTATTCAGCAAATACTGGATGGAAGGTAGAAGCAGATGGAGATGCTTTTTTTAATAAAGTTGATATAAGAATAGGTGGAGCTTCTTCACAAAACCCTACTACAGGATTTACTACATTAGATATTGGTAGTGCAAAATTAAGCGAATTTAACGATGATTTGTGGATAAATGCAAAAAGGGTATTGATTTATGACCAAGATGCCACTGCTAGTGCAAGTAGCCCTTCTTTGTTTCTTTTTGCGACATATGGTCAGCCGGGTTGGTATGTAGATGATGGACAAATAGGCAGAACAAAATTATATTATTCAAATGGTGTAAATAATGTTTTTCATACTGAAAGCGATAATACTTATTTACATTTAGATGGAAGTGGTATTCAAGTAGGTACCGCTACAGGTGGCAATAGTCAATATATAGGTAAAAATAGCTCTGGTTCATTTGGTTGGCATAATTTACCTTCAACTGGTGGTTCACATGCAGATAGTGACCATACAAGTTTCGCATCAACAACTTCTTTAAATAATCACACTGGAAGTACTAGTGCTCATAGCTATAGTCCAATATCTATAAATGGATTATCAATGCAACATGGATATGGGATAGATATTATCGGCACTGGAGATATTTCAGTTTCTGCTTATAATAGTGGAGGTTATAAAGTTGAAATTAATCATGATGATAGTGACCATAGTTTTAGCTCTAGTAATGTTTCAGTATCAGCAGGCGCAGTAACTTCTAATGCAGGATACTTTCTAAGAACTTTATCAGCTAGTAACAATGTTATTACATACAACAGAAGTGATTTTGGTTCTGGTTTAAAAATAAATAGCCAAAGACCTTCTTCTAATAACAACAGTTCAGTTGGTATATCAACAATAGAATATAATGAAATGCACTCAAGAAATGGTAACTTTACATTTGTATATGGTGCTAATTTAGGTTCTTCTTCTCAAGAAATTAAAACAGATATTACTGATTTAGATTTAGGCTTAAATTTTATAAATGATTTAACACCAAAAAAATATAAATATGTCGGTCAAGTAAAGGAAAATGATGATAAGTACGGATTCGGATTTATAGCTGAGGATATAGAACAAGTATTAGTAGATAACAGTGAAACTGATTCTAAATTATTTGTTGAGGGTAAAGATGATTACTCGTCTTATGGTAGATGTGCTCATGAATTAACTTGTACTTGTGAGGATGAAGATTGCTGTTCATATCCAACAGAAACTTATAATGCCGATACAGGTGAACACACATCAACAGAAGGTTGTATGTTTGATGCTAAATGTGTGCAACCTTGTTGTACTGATACAGCAGGAGCAACAATAGATGGTGTAAATTATATACATGCTACTGAAGATGAGTGTGAAGAAGAATTTATAGTATCACAAAAATATCCGTCACTTAAATATGATGAATTAATTGCACCATTAGTAAAAGCAGTACAAGAACTCTCAGCTAAGAATGATGAGCTACAATCAAGAATAGAAGAACTGGAGGGATGATGGCTGAAGAAGTAAAAAAACCAAAGCCTAAAAAACAAGAATTTGAATATAAATTATTAGGTCATGGAGATAAATTAGGTCTGTTATTAGAAGCAATGCTTGATTATGAGCAAGCTCTTTTTAATCACAATATAAATATGCTTGATGAAAATCATTCTGAATATAGTGCATGGAAAGAAACAAAAGATGAAATACAAAGAGAAATTATGAGATTAAGATTTCTTTATGAAAAACTAGGAGGCAGTTGGGAAAACTTTCAAGATTATCCGGAAGTTGATGAACGCGGCGAGTTTGAGTAATGGCACAAACTAATCATGTTGACACAAGTCTGGAGATGGCGACAAGTTCATCTTATACAAATACATTTCAAGGTTTTCAAGCAAATAACTATGTAACTAAAATAGAATCCTTACAAGATATTCTTTATCTTGACGGTAAGTCTATATTTTCCGATGGTGCTTTATCTATTGGTACATCTAACAGTAACCCAGTGTACTTAGGTAGCTGATTCTACATGCTTATTTAAAAATTGAAACAGATGGAACAGATAAACTTTGTATCTGGAAAAATGTCTATTGATGGTGATACTGGTTCTGTAGGTCAAGTATTATCTACTGATGGTAAGTGGTAATATGTCTTGGCTTACTGTAGATTTTACCCAATACGCCTTTTCTAACATTGCTGTATCTGGCGAAGTACAACTATACAAGCTAGCTCTACTAGTGATACTTTAACTTTTGCTGCCGGTAGCTGGTATTAGACTTTGCAACTTCTGGCAGTACAGTAACTATCTCGAGTGACAGTTCTGCTCACAATACATTTAAATTTATAGCACCAGTTAGACGGTGCAGGTTCTAGTATCTGGTAATACTATTACAGCCGATAGTCAAAACGATACATTAAGTTTTGTCGCTGGTTCTGGAATAATCTCTATCTTTTGATGAAAATAACGACAGAATTACATTTGAGGCAAGTGCAAGCAGGCGAAAGTAACCAGAACGCTATCACTTCTCTTTCTGTGTGATGGTCAGTCTACACTATCTGCTGGTCAAGCTAGTGATGCAACAATTTTTGATTCTGTAACTGACAGAAATATTGTAGAGATTACAGTACTGATACCGCTACAAAAAAAGTTAACTTCAAAGCTAAATTACCAAGAACTTTAAGTATGAGTGGTAGAATACCTACAAGGTTAAGTGACGGAAACTTATCTGGAATGCCAATAAACAATCACTTTATTAACAGAACTGTATCTGGTGCAGAAGTTAGTGGAGGTGGAACTTCAGTAGGTTTCAGTACACGAGCTGTTGTTTGTAATGAGGCCAATGGAACTGTTCATAAAATAACAATGCCAGCTTCAACAAATAATAGTCTTTTATTTAATCTTAGAAAACCCGATAATAGCTTACAAGAATTAGAGATAGATATGGCAGAAAGCAATATATAAATGACAGTTAAAAGTCCAATTAGGTATGTATTCGATGCTAGCGGTAACATAACCGAGTTCTCAGAATTTCAAGCATCAGACTTTATAGCCATAGCAGACGGTGGAACCGGGGCAATAACAGCTTCGGGTGCAAGAACGGCTTTAGGATTAGAGATAGGCGTAGACATTCAAGCCTACGATGCAGAACTTCAAGCATTATCTGGATTAACACCAACTGATTCTAATTTTATTGTTGGTAACGGAACTACTTTTGTTACAGAATCTGGTTCCACAGTTAGAAACTCATTAGGTTTAGGGACAGCTGACTCTGTAGAATTTAATACAATACAAACTGCTAATTTAACAATAGGTGGTCCTTCTCTTAACATTAGAGGGTGCTACTAATGATTCCTTTGAATCTACTTTAGTAGTCACAGACCCGACTGCCGACAGAACAATAACTTTTCAAGACGCGACTGGAATAGTTGCTTTATTATCTGATGTAACAGCACAAGATGTTGATTTTGCAGGTGATACAGGAACTGGTGCAGTAGATTTAGACTCACAAACTTTTACAATTCAAGGCACTACTAACGAAATAGAAACTAGTGCTAGTGGTCAGATTTTGACAATTGGTTTGCCAAACGATGTAACTATAGGTAACGACTTAACTATTACAGGTAACTTAACTGTTCAAGGAACTCAAACAATATTAGAAACAGAAACCTTAACAGTAGATGATAATGTTATAGTCCTAAACTCTAATGCAACTGGCTCTGCAACTGTCGATGCTGGTATAGAGATAGAAAGAGGAGATGACTCTAATGTAACTCTTGTATGGGACGAAACAAACAACAGATGGACTGTTGGCTCAGAATCTTTTGTTGCCTCTACCTTTATAGGTAACTTAACTGGTAATGTTACTGGAAATGTAACAGGAAATGTTGCAGGAGATTTAACAGGTAATATAACCGCGACATCTATACTTGCTGATGGTGTAACAGCTAGTACTCAATCAGTTGGAGATAATTCAACTAAAGTTGCAACTACTGCTTATGTAGATGCACAAGTAGCTACTGAAGATACATTAGCAGAAATGAACGATGTAACACTTACAAGTTCACAAAACGGAGATTTCTTAAGATACAACGGGAGCGTATGGATTAATGACGCAGTTGATTTAGCAACAGATACTGTAGGTGATTTCGTACAAAGCATAACTGCTGGTAATGGTTTAGCAATAGATGTTACTTCTGGCGAAGCACAAACACCAAGTCTGTCTGTTAATGTTGATGATAGCTCTATAGAGATAGATACTGATACATTACAAGTAAAAGCTCTAGGTATTACAAATGGAATGCTTGCTGGTTCTATTGACAACACAAAACTTACAAACAGTTCGGTAACTATAAATGCTAATGCTCTATCACTTGGTGGAACATTAACATTAGTTACAGACGATATAGCAGAAGATGGTTCACCAACTAATCTTTGGTATACAGACGCAAGGGTCGGAACTTACCTTACAACTAATAGCTACGCTACAGAAACTTATGTTAATAACGCAGTAGCAACCGAAAACGAAATAAGCGAAATGAATGATGTTACATTGACATCTTTAGCTACAAACCAAGTATTAAGATACAACGGTTCAGCTTGGGTTAATGTTACTTTAGACACAGATGATATTGTTGAAGGTTCAACAAACCTTTATTACACAACTACAAGGGCTAATACAGATATAGATGCAAGAGTAGATAAAGCGTTTGTTGATGCTCTTAATGTAGATGCAGATACCTTAGATGGTATTAACAGCACAGGATTTGCTACAGCTGCTCAAGGAACATTAGCTGATAGTGCTGTACAACCAAGTGATAATATATCAACTCTTACTAATGACAGTGCATTTATAACTCTTACAAGTTTATCTGGAACATCTGGTGTTACTTATAACAATGCAACTGGTGCAATATCTATTGGACAGCCAGTAGCAACTACTGACAATGTTACATTTAATAATATAACTGTAGATGGAGTACTTAATTCAGACGACATAACAGCTACAACTATGACTGTTTCTAATGATTTAGTTGTAACTGGAGATTTAACAGTACAAGGAACAACTACAACTCTTAATACTGACACAGTATCTACTGAAGAAAATATGATAAAACTTGCTAGTGGTAATACTGGTAACGGAACAGACATTGGTATATACGGTAAAGTTGTTCAGTCGTCCACAACTAAATATGTAGGTTTACATTGGGACCCAGGTGTAGGTCAAAATAAATTTAAACTGTTTGACAGTCTAACTGTTGAACCAACAGGTACAGTTGATACTGCTGATGCTTCTTATAACAAAGCAGTATTAGTAGCAGACATAGAGGGTGCTTTAACTGGTAATGCAGATACTGCAACAGCTTTAGCTTCTGGACAAAACTTCTCATTAACTGGAGATGTCACTGCTAGTGCAATAAGCTTTGATGGAAGTGGTGCAGTAGCGTTAGCAACAACAGTAACTGAAAGTGCTGTAACTCAGCATCAAGCTGCATTAAGTATTACTGAATCACAAATATCTGATTTACAGTCTTACTTAACTGCTGAAACAAATGATTTAACTTCTGCTGTAACTTGGGCAAATGTACCAGATACAAACATAACACAAAGTTCTGTTACACAACATCAAGCAGCTTTATCAATAACAGAATCACAAATTTCTGATTTAGGAAGTTATATAACTGCTACATCTAGTGATACTCTTACTGGTAAAACAATAAACTTTGAAAATAATACTGTAATAGTAGAATATGCAGTAACAGTAGCTGGTGGTAAATTCCTCATAGATGGAGAGTCACAAGCAACAATATCATTCAACCCAGGTATTACATATAGATTTGACTTATCAAGTAGTTCAACATCTTCACATCCATTTGCTTTATCTACAACAGACAATAACTCTGGTAGTTCAGAGTACACAACAGGTAAGACAGAAAATGGAACACAAGGTCAATCTGGTGCTTACATTGAGTACACAGTTAACGGTGCAACTCCAGATATTCTTTACTACTATTGTGAATCACACTCTGGTATGGGTGGAACTGTTACAGTATTTGGTTCATCTTATGGTGATGCAGATGTTTATTCTTTCTTAGATGAAGGTACTGGAATAACAATATCTTCTTCTGGAGAAATTGCTACAACAATTACTCAATACACAGACAGCGATGCACAAGGTGCAATAACTGTTACTGATGCAGGTGGTGACGGTTCTTTAGCTTACTCTGGTGGAACTTTAACTTACACAGGTCCAAGTGCCTCTGAAGTTAGAGCACATTTTTCTGCTAGCACTGGAATTACTATATCTGGTTCTGGAGCAATATCATCAACAATAACTCAATATGCTGATTCAGATGTAGCTTCTTATTTAACAGCTAATAGTTATGCAACACAATCTTATGTAACAACACAAGTAAACAATGTTATAGATTCAGCACCAGGCGCTCTTGATACTCTTAACGAACTAGCAGCAGCTTTAGGTGATGATGCTAACTTCTCTACTACTGTTACTAACTCTATTGCTACAAAATTAGCCACATCAGATTTCACAAGTACAGCTAATACTTGGATAGCAACAAAAGACACAGATGATTTATCACAAGGAACAACTAACAAATATTACGCTACAAGTTTATTTAATACTGATTTAGCTACAAAAGATACAGCTGACTTATCCGAAGGTACAAACTTATACTTCACTAACGCTAGAGCAGATGCACGAATTGCAGCTGCTAACTTAGAAGACCTATCTAACATAGGCTTCACAGCACCAGGCGCTACAGAAGACCAAAAAGTTGTTACTTGGGATAACTCTGCCGGTAGCTTTGCTTTATCATCTGTATCGGGATTATCTGGTTCTGGCGAGACAAACACAGCTTCTAACATTGGAACAGCAGGTGTAGGAATCTTTGATGCTAAGGTCGGAGAAGACTTACAGTTTAAGAAACTAAATGCAGGTTCTGCAAAGATAACTATTACTGATGATACAAGTAACAATGAAGTAGATATTAACTTAGGTACAGTATCAGTCGGAGATTTATCAGATGTAGACATTACAACTTCAGCTCCTTCTGATGGGCAAGCTCTTGTTTGGAATGCTTCTAACAGTGAGTTTGAGCCAGGCACAGTAGCTTCCTCAACAAACTACTTCCAAAACATCGCAGTATCTGGACAAACAACTGTAGCTCCAGATAGCACAACTGACACACTTAACTTTGCAGCTGGTTCAAATATAACTATAACAACTGATGCATCAACAGATACAATTACAATTGCTTCTGCTGATACCAACACTCAGCTTACTCAAGAACAAGTAGAAGACTTCGCAGCTAATGTAGTAGTTGCTGGTGCAAACATAACTAAAACTTATGACGACTCAGCAGGAACTCTTACAATCGCCGCAACTGGTGGTGCAGCAAACGCTTTCTCAACATTAGCCGTTGCTGGACAATCAAATGTAGTAGCTGATGCTACAACAGATACATTGACTCTTGCAGCTGGTACAGGTATGACCCTTACTACAGATGCAGGTTCAGATACAATAACATTTTGCTTCAACTGGTGGTGGTGGTGGTACAATGCCATTTACAGAATTTGATGGAACAACAGATAACATAGTCTTTAAGTTATCAACAAATGCTGGTGCTTTACCAGTAACACTTGCAGGTGGTTCATCAGACCCAATAGAATGACTGCTACTCTCAACATTAACTTCTTATGCTGATGCTGATGGTGATACAAAAATTGAAGTAGAAAGAACAACTGATAACGATACAGTACATATTAAAGCTGGTGGTACAGATGTTATAACTGCTACAAGCTCTGGAGTAACAGTAACTAACTTAACTGTTACTGGAACAACTACACAAGCTAACGAATTAAAGATTACAGATACTATTTTGAATTAAATGCTGATGGTGGTTCATTAACTACTGATGCAGGAATGATTATAGAAAGAGGCTCTACTGGAAATGCAGATGCTGCATTTATATGGGATGAATCATCTGATTCTTTCGCAGTAGGACTTGTATCAGCAGATAGTTTTGTTAGCTTTACAAAAGCAAGTGGAACACCACAAGACTTACCAGTATCTAGTAACGAAATAGTATTTAACCATGCAGATGGTACAGCAGATAATATAGCAATAACATCGGGTAATTTAGATTTACACGCTGGTAACTTCTGACCCTATAGCTTCACAAGCATACGGTCCAGAAACTGATATGAACATCAAGATGACAGATGCTACATTAAAAGCTAAGACACAAACTACAGGAGATAATACTATGTTGCTACAACAGCTTTCGTTCAAGGTACTTAGGCGGAGTTGAATCAGATACTGTTAAAGATGCTGATAACGATACAAAGATTGAAGTAGATGTTTCAGATGCAGATGAAATAGTAATTACAACTGCTGGTCAAGAAAGAGCTAAGGTTGACAACAATGTTTCTATGTCAGCTAGAGGTGGTTTCTTTACACATAACTTAGCTATGCACGCATCAGAAACATTTACAATAGCTGCTACAGAAGGAACTGTTGCTGCTGGACCATTAGATGTACAAGGAACCGTAGATGTTCAAGGAAGTCTGGTAGTATTATAATGGGAGAATTATGAGTACAGTACAAGTAGATGCAATCAACGAATCCACCACTAATGCTGGTGTAACTGTTGATGGTGTATTAATAAAAGATAGTACAGTTGATGGCACAATAACAGACCTAGTTTCTACAGGAACTATGGCTTTAACTTCTGAGATTACAAGTGGATTAGTATTCGGTACAAACATTTAGATTAACAGCAGGAATAGGTGGTAATGCTAGACCTAACATTGCATCTAACTGGGAAGTACCAGATACAGAAAATCAAGGCAATATGGGAAGTGTTGTATCTTCTGGTGTGTTTACTTTTTAGAAACAGGATTATAAAGTTAATATTGCACAAGCTCAACTAATAGTAATGGAGCATCTGAAATGTACACTATTGAAGATTTAGAGATGGTTCTAATGATAATTCACATATTCACAGGTACTGGTGGAAAGACATTATACACAACATATGAATGATAGTACCTTTGACTGCTTACAATAATTGATGTGACAAATGTAACTAATGATAACGCAGAGGTTTTATGCTGATGTAGATAGGTCAGATTGTGAACTAAGAGGAAGTACTAACAAAATACTTGTGTGAAATTTATTAATAGGAGCAACATAATGACAATAGCTGTATCTGATGTTATGACAATACTTTAATCAAGGAAAAATGCAACGGTGGGGTTGGAAGATACTTCTGCTGGTGAATTTTAATTAATTAAAATGGATATAGATGAACAAGCACCAATGCCTACTGAAGATGTATTTCATTTAATCCAGATAGGTACATTTTCAGGTACAGGAAGATACAAAAATATGCTTATCCAGCAATTGCAGAACAATTGGATAAACTATTCCACGATATAGATGGTGGACTTTTAGGAGAAGATGCTAAGACAGGTTCTTTGTATCTTGCCTTAAAAGAAGTAAAAGACGACAATCCGAAACCGAGTGAATAATGGTAAGTAAAATAAAAGTAGATGAAATAGAATCCAGCCAATCTGGTGGTTCTATTGCATATAATTCTTCACTAAAGTTAAAACAATATACTACTGCACAGATAGATGCTCTTACTGGTATGACTGAAGGTGAAATGGTATATGATACTGAAGCCAACAAAATTAAATTTTATATGGGAACTGCTTGGCATGTTGCTGGAGACCCACCAGTCGGCACAGCCGTAGGTGGAACTCAAACAACTTCTGGTGGATATAAGATACATGCTTTTACTTCCTCTACAACATTCGTTGTTTCTGACGCAGCACTTTCTTGCGACTATCTAGTAGTTGCAGGTGGAGGAGCTGGTGGAGCTAGAATAGGTGGAGGCGGAGGAGCTGGTGGATATTTAGCTGGTTCTGGAGTAACTTTTGGCATTGGAACCTATAATGTTGTTGTTGGTGGAGGAGGAGCAGGTACTGTTGCTAACAATGACCAAAGAGGTGGTAATGGTGATGATTCATCTATAAGTGGTACAGGTGTAAGCGTTACTGCAACTGGTGGTGGCGGTGGTGGCTCTGGTGATGATAGTAATAATAACGCTGAAGATGCTGGTGGTGGCGGCGGTTCTGGCGGTGGTGGCTCTTGGACAAATGGTGGTGGAGGAGCTGGTCAATCTGGTCAAGGTAATAATGGTGGTAATGGTCACGCAAGACTAGCATCACACGCTGGTGGTGGCGGAGGAGGCAAAGGTTCTTCTGGTAATAATGGTGAAACTAATAGCGGTGGTCATGGTGGCACAGGTTTACAAAGTAGTATATCTGGTACAAATACTTATTACGCAGGTGGTGGCGGAGGTGCTGTTATAACAAGTGGTTACACGAGAGGTTCTGCTGGAAGCGGCGGTGGTGGTATAGGAGCATAATGGCAACACATAGATTAATACATGTAACAAGAACAGGTAATGATACCGATGGTTTAGCAGAGTTTACTAACGCTGATACTGTCTTATTGCCTACACACTCTTCAGACCCTACAGGTACAACTGAAGGGGAGATGATATATAACTCTACAGATGACAAAATTAAAATATACGATGGCTCAGCTTGGGTAGTTGTTGGTAATACAACTGAACAAATACAAGACATTATTGGCGGTATGGTCACAGGTAACACAGAAACTAATGTAACTGTTACTTATGACGATAGCGATGGAACTTTAGATTTTGTTGTATCAGCAGATAGCACAGCTATTGTTGATGGTGATAGTGATACAAAAATACAAGTAGATGAAAATGGTTCTGATGAAGATAAGATTAGATATGATGTAGCAGGTACTGAAGTAGCTGTACAAGATGGAAGTGGTATGGCTTTTACTACTAACTCTGGAACAGTACGACATAATCAGACACAAGCTGCAACTTATACTATTCCTACAGGAGAAGGTCAATTAATGGCTGGTCCAGTATCAATTACTGGAACCATAACAAACAATGGGACATTGGTGATTATATAATGGCTACTTTAAAAGTAAATACAATATCTAAAAGCTCTGGCAATAATGTTTCTATGCAAGACCCTCTGAACTTAAAGTCATATACGACTACACAGAGAAACGCATTAACAAGTGCTGCTGGAGATATGATATATAACGAAACAGATAACAAAGTACAATTTTATAACGGCACAGCGTGGAATGATTTATAATGTCCACTCTCGAAACAAACTCTATAGGTAAATACTCTGGTAACAATGTATCAGTTGATGATAGTTTAAATTTAAAGTCATATGACACAGCTGGTAGAAATGCACTTACATCACAAGCTGGTGATACGATATACAACTCTGACTACAGGAAAATAGATTTTTACAATGGTTCAGCTTGGGTAGCAAGTGGTGCTACTTCATGTTACAATAGAATATTTAATTATTGCTGGTGGAGGTAGTGGTGGAGGTTCTAATCAAACTGGCTCTGGTGGTGGTGGAGCTGGAGGTTATCGCAATTCTTATAACAGTGAAACTTCTGGTGCGAATAGTTCTAGTGAAACTGCTTTGACTGTTACTGATAATACAAATCTTACTGTTACAGTTGGTGCTGGTGGACCAGCTAATACTACAAGTCAAGGTTATTCTACAAATGGATTTGATAGTGTATTTTCATCAATAACATCATTAGGTGGAGGTGCTTCTCATACAAACGCTGCTGCTAAAGCTGGTGGTTCTGGTGGTGGAGCAGGTTATCAATCATCATCTACTGCTCTTGGACAAGCAAATCAAGGTAGCAATGGTGGTGCAGGTAGAACTGGAAACCCATACGCAGGTGGTGGTGGTGGTGGAGCTGGTGCTGCTGGTTCTAAATGGTGGAAATGGTTTAGCTTCATCTATAACTAACACATCAGTCACAAGAGGTGGTGGAGGAGCTGCTGGTCATCAAGGCAGTATAACAGCAGGAACTGCTGGTACTGGTGGTGGAGGAACACAAGGTGGAGGAAATGGTACTTCTTATACTGGTGGTGGTGGAGGTGGAACAGGTGGTAGTTCGCCGGGTAATGGAGGAAGTGGTGTCGTTATACTTAGTTATCCAAGTGATAAAACTATTTCGTTTGCTGGTGGAGCATCTAGTTCTGCTGGAGAACAAACAGTTGGTTCAAGAAAATATGTAGAAATACAAACAAGTGGAACAGTGAGCTTTGCATAATGAGTGAATTAAAAACAAATAAGATTTCAACAAATGATACAAACAATGTAGCAATAGATACTGCACTTGGATTAAAGTCATACGATACAACTGGTAGAGATGCTTTAACATCTGTTGCTGGTGATATGATTTACAATACTACTGACAATAAATTAAATTATTACAATGGTTCATCTTGGGTAGAAACAAGTTCAACACCAGCTTTTACAATTTCTTATTTAGTAATAGCAGCTGGTGGTGGTTCTCCAGCAAGTCCTAATAGAGGTGGAGCTGGTGCTGGGGGTTATAGAAATAGTTATGCTTCTGAAACTTCTGGTGCTGGAAGTTCAACAGAAACACCATTATCTTTAGCATTATCTACAAACTATACAGTAACTGTAGGTGCAGGTGGTACAGGTACTGGGAATGATTCAGTATTTGCAACTATAACATCTGATGGTGGTGGTCAAGGTGGTTCAGCTGGTGGTTCTGGTGGTGGTGGTTATTACAATAATGGTTCTGGTGGTGCAGGTACAGCTAATCAAGGTAATGCTGGTGGTAATGTATCTGGTAATGGAAATCCTTATGGTACTGGTGGAGGTGGTGGAGCTGGAGGTGCTGGTGGTACTGGAGGTGGCTCATCTGTTGGTGCTGGTGGAGTTGGTTTAGAATCTTCTATAACAGGAACAGCAACTTATCGTGCAGGTGGTGGTGGTGGTTCATCTGAAGGTGGAGGTAGAGGTTCTGGTGGTAATGGTGGTGGAGGTATAGGTTCTAACGATAGAACTAGTGGTGGCAACAATGGTGCAGGTGGTACTAATACAGGTGGTGGAGCTGGTGGTACTTCAGGTTATCAAGGAAGTAACAATATAGTTGCTAGAAATGGTGGAAGTGGAATAGTTATTATAAGATTTCCTTTTCAATATGGTATTACCATAGGAGCAGGATTAACTGCGACAGTAGGTGCTATAGGTAATAGCACTGATAAAATAGTAACATTTACAGAAGGTACAGGAAATGTTAGTTTTACAGAAATATAAAAATAATGAGTAGATTAAAAGTAGATAACATAGAAGCAAGAAGTGGTAATAACATTTCAATGGATGACCCGTTGGCATTGAAATCTTATACAAACGCTCAAAGAGATGCTTTATCTAATCCTCAAGCTGGAGATACAATACAATTTACAACTCGGATGAAGGAACTATAGATTATTACAACGGAACAGCTTGGTTTTCGAGTTCTTCAAACACATTCGGTGTTTCAATTTCATATTTAGTTATTGCTGGTGGCGGTGGAGGTAGAGGTTCTACTGCATCTGGAGGTGGTGGAGGAGCTGGTGGTTACAGAAGCTCTTTTTCTACAGAAACTTCTGGTGGCGGTGGTTCTACTGAAACTCCTCTAACTGTTCTTTTTAATACAAATTTACTTGTAAAAGTTGGGGCAGGAGGACCTTCTGGCGTTAATGGAATTAATTCAGTATTTTCATCAATAACTTCTATAGGTGGTGGTGACGGTGGAGGTGTAGGTGCTGACGGTTCTGCACAATCGGCTGGTGACACTGGTGGCTCTGGCGGAGGTGGTCGTACAAATGCTGGCGCAGGAGGAGCAGGAACACCAGGTCAAGGTTATGATGGTGGTAATGCTAACTAGTACAGGAAACTTGCTAGCTGGTGGTGGTGGTGGCTGCTGGTTCTGTGGAGAAAGTCCAGCAACAGGTAATAATGATAATGGTGGTAATGGAGGTTCTGGAACAGCTTCTTCTATAACAGGGTCAAGCATTACAAGAGCTGGCGGAGGTGGTGGTGGTAACAATGCAGTTACTGTCGGCGGTACAGGTCAAGCAGGTGGTGGTAATGGTGCTTATGGAACATCAAGTCCTAATAATATTGGTCACAATGCAACTGTTAACACAGGTAGTGGTGGCGGTGGTGGTGGTAACACTGGTACTTCAACTTCTGGTGGAGGTAATGGTGGCTCTGGAGTAGTAATTTTAAATGGACTTACTTCTGATGCAACATATAGGAGCAACAAGAACTGGTCTTACAGATGGTGGTGTACAAACATCTGGTTCAGATTATAGTTATATAATCTTTACACAAGGTACAGGAACAGTGAGCTTCTCATAATGACAAATTTTTAAAAACCTCTATTAAGATAAACAAGATAGGAGAATAATATGGCTCATTACGCCTTTCTTAACGACAACAATATAGTAACTGAAGTTATTGTAGGTAAAGACGAGTCTGATACCGATACACTTCCAGAAGGCTTTGATAGCTGGGAAGCTTGGTATGCAGATTTTCGTGGACAAACTTGCAAAAGAACTTCTTACAACACTGTTGGCAATTCTCATACCTTAGATGGAACACCGTTCCGTGGTAATTATGCAGGAATCGGTTTCACTTATGATGAAGACGAAGATGCATTTTATCCAGCGAAACCATATGCTAGTTGGACACTTAGTGACGACTATGTATGGGAAGCTCCAAATGCTTATCCAGATGATGGAGAAGCTTATATTTGGAACGAGAATGCTTATAACGGTGACAATTCTGAAGGTTGGGAATTAGTCAATGAGTAGTGAACTAAAAGTAGATACAATATCAAACAAGTAGTAAAATATTAGTTTTAATTGCACAAGAATACAATTTTTCAGCATCAAATACTACTTTTATAAAAGCTGGAATTAAAGTTGTAAGAACTATTGGTGCTACAGCTACTGATATTAAAGAAACTTCTGGATTGACACTTAATTCTGGTTCTGGTAGTGCTGCTCAATTTGGTGGTATTTTACCAATAACTATTTTAGATAGCCCATCAACTACATCTTCTGTAACTTATAAAACTCAACAGCATAAAGAAGCTACTGATACTTCAATATCTACTCAATCAGCAAGTGAAAAAAGTACAATAACATTAATTGAGATAGGTGCATAATGGCAATAACTAAATTGGAAGCTATAAAAAGTTTTAGAACCTAATGCTGAATTTGTTATTTCTGGTGATGTCATAACAGAATGGCATAGTGAAGATATAACTCAACCTACTGATGAAGCTATTACTGCTGAACAAGAAAGATTACAAGGTTTATATGACGGTGAAGAGTATAAAAGAAATAGAGCTAACGAGTATCCATCAATAGCAGACCAGCTTGATGACATTTTTCATAATGGACTTGATGCTTGGAAAGCTACAATACAAACAACAAAAGATAAATACCCTAAGGAATAATAAATGAGTACAACATACGGAAATAGACCTATAAGAGTAAGATTTGAGAGTAATAACAGTGATGGTATTGCAGAGTTTTTTGACGGTTCTGAAACAGGAGCCTCTGGAATACAATTGCCTAAATTTTCTACAACAGAACGAAATGCATACTCTGCTTCTGCTGGTGAAATAATATACAATGAAACAACAAATAAAATTCAAATTTATAATGGTTCTGCTTGGGGTGATGTAGATACAGACACTGATACTACATTAACATTAATAGATGAAGACAATATGAGTTCTGATTCGGCTACCTCTGTACCCTCGCAACAATCAGTAAAAGCGTATGTTGATGCAAATAAAGGTGCATCAATCGGAATAATAATCGCATTAGGAGATTAAAATGGCAGAGACATTTCACTCAATCAATGCAGCGTTAGGAAATACAGCAGATGTTGCTGTACACACTAACAATACAAGCAATAAACAAATAATCATATTATGTCAAGTAGCTAATGTTCACGGAACAAACTCTGCTGATGTCAATATAGATTATTATGACCAATCAGCTACTTCAGCTAAGGCATTAACATCTACTGTTGCTGTCCCTGCTGATTCAGCTATTAATCCAATAGGTGGAAAGTTAGTTCTTGAACCTAATGATGAATTTAGAGCTTGGGCTTCTGCTGCAAATGATTTAGAAATAGTTATAAGTTACATAGAAATATCATAGGTAATTATGGGTAGAAGAAGATTCGGTCATATAGGTACCAAAGTAAAAGATATTTCGCAAACTAACGCAAACAACTCTGGTATTTTTGATATTAATGAAGTAGCAATATTAGTAGCAGAAGATAAATGGAGAAAGTTCAACACACAAGATATAGAGTATCTAGTTATATCTGGTGGTGGAGGTTCTTGGAATGGAGGAGGAGCTGGTGGTTATTTTAAAACCAACACAGTATCTTTAACCTCTGGAGACACATTTACAGTTACAGTTGGAAATGGTGGAGCTTCTCATTCAAACGGCGGAACATCCAAAATAGAAGATTCTAGTAGCAATGTCGTTGATAGCGGTAATGCAACTATGGCAGGTGGTGTTCGTGGTGGTTCTCCGGGTGGTGGAGGATTAAGCGGTAATGTAGGTTCTGGAGGTGGCTCTGGACAAGGTGGTGGTACAGGTTCTTTAGGTGGTAATGGTGGCTCTGGTACAAACTCTTATACAGCAGGTGGTGGAGCTGGTGGTGCTGTAGGTAACGGCAGTAATGGTGGAGGAGCTTGGAATACTGGCGGTAATGGTGGTGGCGGAACAGGTGCATTTTCAACTTGGGCTTCTGGAGCTGGTGTAGGTGGTTCTGGTGGTAATTTTTGTGGTGGAGGTGCTGGAGGTTCTACTTCTGGTAATCATTCTAATGGAGGCTCTGGTGGTGGAGGTATGGGTAGACCCGATAACTCTGGTCACAACGGAGGAACAAACACAGGTGGTGGCGGTGGTGGAGAAGTTAATCTTGGGAACCAAGGAGGTTCTGGAATGGTATATGTTAGAATACCAAGTGATAAAACATTATCTGCTACAACTGGAAGCCCAACAGTAGGAACTGATTCCAACTATAGATATTATGGTTGGACTGGAAGTGGGAGTTTTACAGTATAATGGCACATTTTGCAGAATTAAATGAAGAAAATGTTGTTCTTAGAGTAACCGTCATTCATAACAATGAAATGTTAGATGAGGATGGTAATGAACAAGAATCAAATGGTGTTGAGTTTTTACAATCTTTGTATGGAGAAGATACTATTTGGAAAAAATGCTCTTATAACACTTATGGTAACAAGTATTGGGTAATGGAAATGCAAGAAGATAATTTTGAAAAGAAAGTAGAAGGCGACCAATCTAAAGTTTTTAGAGGTAACTATCCAGCAGAAGATTATATTTACGATTCAGAAAATGATGTATTTGTAGCACCAGAACCCGATGAAGATTATACATTAAACGAAACTACTTGGTTGTGGGAACAAGATGAATAAAAACCCTAAATTACAATACGCTGTGTTAATATAGTTAAAACTCTATAAGAAGTAAAAACATCAACATTTGACGTGGTATAATCATAGTAACAATCTAATACAAGATGGAGAAACAATAAATGGCGAATAGACCAATTCATGTTGTGGAATCTGGCGGAGACTCTACAGGATTAAAAGAATTTGCAGATGGTGCTGACTCTGGTGTTCAATTACCTACTGGTACTACTGCACAAAGAGACTCATCAGCTTCAGCTGGTGAAATAAGATTTAATACTGAAAATAAAAAAATAGAATATTATGATGGTGCCAATTGGCAATCAAGTTCTTTTATAAATGTAGACGATGCTGAGTATGATGGAGCTTTTACAGTTGAAGGTACAGATTATTCTAATCAAACTGCTGGAGAAAGCAGTGGTGCTCAAAGACCGGGTAACAACGGTACTTGGTTAGACTTTAGTACAACTTCTCAAATTGGTAGCAGTGCTACTTGGTCATTTCAAAATCTAGTCGGTAATGTTAATTACTCTAAATTTTTACCAGCTGGTCACGACAGAGCACACGCTGGACTTACAGGAGATGAAGCAAGATTTGGACCTGCTGGTTCTAATACAACTGAAGCAGAAATAACTTCTAGGTATACACCTATTATGGAAATAGCAACAAATGCTGAACAAACTGCAATGGGTAACTCTTACAAAAACAAACAAAAAGCAGGAGCTCTTGCTTTTACTACTAGAACAAATGATTATATTTATTCTGGTTTTTCACAAAAATTTGGTGGTAATAAAGCATTTGTTAGTGGTGTTACTAACTATATGTTTGGTAACTCTATGGGTTATTATCAAAATACACAAGGCGTAAATAACTTACTAACATTCTGGAACTCTAACGATAGAGGTGGTCCGATACCTTGGCTTTCTGTTGGTAGAGCATATTATGATGTTAGAGAAAATCAAATATCTTTCTTTACTGGTGGTACTTTCCAAAAAAGCAACCCCGGTATGAAAGTATCTATTCCACAAACTAGACCTATCGATGGACCTCTAAAAGTAAGTTCAAAATTTCTGTTAGACTTTCATCCTTCTGGTCATACAATTACGGACAACAACAAAGCTGGTCAAATAGGCTATTTAGATGATGGTTCATCTAACGCAATTGTTTATTTTGCAGGAGCTCACGCAAATTCAAGAATTTTACCAATAGATGTACAATCTATCGATAATAAAGAGTTACAGAGAATATTATTCTATGATTTTAGTAACCAAGAGAACAAAATAAGAGATTACAAGGTTGTATTTTACAATAGCAATAACAGCGGTAATAAAACTCTTGTTATTAATCCAACTAACCTTAAAGTTGTAGGTGCTTCTGCTAACTTTACTGTTGAAACAAATAGCAGTTCATTAGCAGGTAAGCACGAATCTGTTAAAACATATGCAGAAGCTGCTGCTTTAACAACTACATCAACGCAATTTTTTGACTCTACTTTTCCATCAGCTGGTTCACAAACCTCATATACAGTTACATCAAAAGGTATAGTAACAATGAATGTCATTCGACACGGTAGTGGTTCACAAATGCACGTTCTTTTTGAAAATCTAAACACACAAGGATTATAAAATGAATATTGACGGGTTTATAGACAGAGAGGGATGGACCAAATGGGAAGACAATTTTGACTTTCTTGGTGAAACTCTTGAAGATATAGCTAATGCATTAGTTGAATGTAATCATTCAGAATTAGTTGCAAAAGCTCAATATGTGCTTGATAACGTAGTATAATTAAAATAAATTCTGGGAGGAATGGTGGACAAAAATATATTTCATTTAGTGGGTATGCCACGTGCTGGTAACACAGTATTAGGTGGTATTATCAATCAAAATCCAGACTTACAAGTTAGTCCTTTAAGTCCTTTAAGTAGAACTGTAAGTACTTTACATCAATCTTTTGAAGGAGAAGCTTGGGAAAACTTTGACTGGTCTGCTGAACAAGATACCTTAGCAAGAAAAGTTGCACAAGCTTGGTATTCAGAATCTAAAGCAAATAATATTATAGACAGAGGTAATTGGTTTCCAGAAGTAGTTAAAAGATTATCTGATAATCCAAAAGTAATTATTTTACAAAGAGATGTGTTTGAAGTATTTGCTAGTTTTATAAAATGGGCAAATGAAAATATAGAAAACTTTATATATACAAATGTAATGTCAAGAAAACCAGAAGATGTTATGTCTTATTTGTCTGAATACGGTAATGTACAAACATCAGCAAGAATGATTTATACATATCAAAAATATTTAGAAGAAAATGATGATATTGATGTTATGTATTTAGACTATGAAGATTTAACTGGTGATACAGAAAATTCTATAAACAAACTGTACGAATTTTTAGAAGTGGAAACGTTTGAACACAATTATCAAAATATAGGTCAATTTACATTTGAAGGTGAAAAATATAACGATTCAAGAGTAGGTGCAAATTTACACAAACTTAAAGAAGGTAAAATACAAACTTCTTCACACGATATTGAATGGTTATTTCCAAGAGAACTATATGCTAGATGGGTAAATATGAATGAACTTATATATACCCCAGAACAATTAGAGGAGAAATATAACAAATGAATATATTAATTTACGGTCTACCTACAAGTGGTAAAACTACTTTTGCAGAGAAGTTAGTAGAAAAAGTTGGTACTAACATAATAAGACATATTAATGCTGACAAAGTTAGAGAAGCATTTGGTGATTGGGAGTTTACTCCACAAGCTAGACAAAGACAAGCTTTAAGAATGTCTGCTCTTGCAAAAATAAATGATGTCGATGGATTTAGTTCAATTGTAGATTTTGTATGTCCATTTAATGCTTATAGAGAGATGCCTTTATGGGATATGACTATATGGGTAAATACTATATGTGAATCCCCATATGAAGATACAAATAAAGCTTTTGAAGAACCAAAAAAAGAACCTACTTATACAATTTTTAATTGGGAAGAAGTAGATGATATTGTTGAAGAAGTAGCTTACAAGTTACTCAACCAAGAGGAAGAATAATGTTTGACCCTAAAAAACCTACAGTACAAATGCTTGGTAGATGGCAACCATTTCACGATGGTCACTTAGCTCTATTTAAAGAAGCTTTAAAGAAGACAGGTCAAGTATGTATTATGGTCAGAGACACTGGTGGCACTGACGATAGTAATCCATTTGACTTTGATTTCGTAAAAGAAAAGATTGAAGAAGCACTTATTCCAGAGTATGAAGGTAAGTTTGTAGTACAGCTAGTACCTAACATTACCAACATAAGTTATGGTCGTGGTGTAGGTTATGCAATAGAAGAGATTGTACTACCAGATGAAATACAAAAGATATCAGCCACAGGTATTCGTGCTAAAATGAAAGAGATAGGTAAAGATATTCTCGCTTCGCACGAAAATATAATAGAGCCTTAAAGTTTAACCTAATCACCATTAGGTAGAAAGCGGGACTTCACCACAGTCTCGCTTTCGCATTTTTGTCTTAAAAAAACTATTTTGCGAAAACTCTAAAAACGTCATATTACATTGCTATACTGAAAGTGTATAAAAAAATATATGAGGAGAGTATATGGCTGAAGAACCAAAAATTGATATACAAGAAGTTGCAAATCGTTATAACAATCTTCTTGGGGAATATAACAAACAACGTAAGATGATTGATAAGATGGCTATTAAAATAGCTCAACATACAGTCGAAATTACGGAAAGAGATGTTGTTATTGATACATTAAAAACAATGATTCCTACTGATAAACTACCATCAGCAGAAGCAGCTGTTGAAGCAGCAGTATCTGAAACAGTTCTAGAAGAAGAGTAATATAATGTCTAAAAATATAGACTTTTACTCTGCTGTGCAAGAACTTCAAGATGAACGCAAGAGACGCAATTTAAAACTAGATGTTGAAATAGATAAACTTAAGTCTCAAGGATTTGACCAGACAGTTACTACACTGGTTCAAGCCTTAGGAGACCCTTCTATAACCAACAATGTCATTTCAACACATTTGAAGACAATAGAAGTAATTGTTTCTGAAAGCGCAATTCGTAGATGGAGAATAGACAATGGCATCCTCAGAGGATAAAGATAAAGCAAATAAATTTAGAGATGCTCTAAATTTTAAAAAAGCAGAACAAGCAGTACCAGATGAAGTTAAAAAACTAGGTTCCTTTAAAGAAGTAGACAAAGCTACAGGTTTAACTAAATTTTCTGATTTTATTGAATCTGAAGATGTAGTTGAAAACTTTGATGATATACTTAGACATTTCAATAGAGACCCTAAAAAATATTATGTTGTAGGGAGCAGTGTAAAGTTTAGACAATGGACAGCAGCAGATGGTTCTACTGCTAATCATATTATGTGCGATATAGCATCTAAAGACCCTAATGTTAATGATGAGATATTAAAATCTTCGAAAGATGCATTAAAGAACTGGAAACCAGTACGTTTCAATGCAAAAGCCAAGGGCGATTCAAGCTTCGTAGTAATCTTAAGTGACTGGCAACTCGGTAAAAACGAGAGAGGTGGTACTGAACAGTTAATAAAAAGAATAGAGATTGGTCTTGCTGAAACAATTTGGAGATTTAAAAATCTTTCAAAATTTACTAATTTTGATGAAATTATAGTGGCATCCTTAGGTGATATCGTCGAAGGGTGTGATGGATTCTACGCACAGCAAACTTATTCTGTCGAATATTCAGACGCTCATCAGCTACAGCTTGCTGTAACTTTGATGCAAACGGTATTGTTAGAACTAACTAAGTTGGGATTGCCAATAACATTTATCGCAGTTCCCGGGAATCATGGTGAGAATCGAAAAAATGGTAAAAGCTATACAGACTTTATGGACAATAAAGACATAGCTTTAGCTTGGTATGTTGAAAATGCTTTTAGATTTGATAAAAAAATATATAAACAATTTAAATTTATATACCCTAACAATCTTGATGATGACATTACATTAACTTATAGCACACATGGGAATCTCTTAGGATTTGCCCATGGACACCAATTTCGTTCGGGCGGAGGGTCTTTAGCTCTGGGTAAAGCACAAGCTTGGCAAAAAAATCAAAAATATGGTGATTGGGAAGTAGGATTTGCAAACATATTGAACTATGGTCACTTTCATCACTTTTCAGTATTAGAAGACCCACAACTTATCATTGGGGCACCAGCGCTAGACGGTGGCTCAAAATGGATTGAACAAACTCATGGAAAAAGAACTCATGCTGGTATCTTGTCTTATACAGTAGATAAAGGTGGCGCTAATAATATATATATTGCTAAGAAAAAATCACACAAAGACTTTGGCTAAAAAATATACAAGCATGTAATTGTATTTTATAATATATATCGTATACTCTAAGTAAATAAGGAGTATAAATGGGTTATCATTTAATAGAAAATGAAAATCCTAATGCTCGACTTAGGGATAACGGAAAAAAAGGAAATTATTATCCTAAGAGGTCGAGGGCTATACAGGGCATTGTAGTTCACACTGCAGAAGGTGGGAAAAACGCATTAGGTGTTGCTAAGTATTTAGCAAGCACCGACAGAACGGCATCAGCACACGTAGTAATTGACGATGAAAACATTGTTGATTTACTTCCAGATGACTATACAGCATTTCATGTTAGAGGTCATAATTCTAAATCTCTTGGATTAGAGATGGCGTATTATGCATCTGAATGGGGTACTGACAAAGAATACGAAGATTCTGTAATCAAGTTATCAGCTAAATGGTGTGCAGAGAAATCAAACCTTTACGACATCCCTATGAGGAGAATCAGTCTAGATGATTGGTTTAAAGGAGTTAAAGGTTTTATATCACACGCTGAATTAGACCCAGACAGAAGAACAGACCCGGGAATAAACTTTCCTTGGGAGCAGTTCTTTACTGTTATGAAGGGTAAAGCATACAGAAAAGCACAAAGGCAAGCACCTAAATGGTATGGTAGAATATTTATAGTGCAGTCTCCATATGTTAAAGGTGATGATGTTGCTCAGTGGCAAGATGCTGCTGGAGGATTATCTGCTGATGGAATTTATGGAAAAAATTCAGCTTTAAGATGTAAAGAAGTACAAAAAATTTCTGGTTTAGTTCCAGATGGCATAGTGGGTCCACAAACTTGGTATGCAACATTTGGTATGCCAGAAGATGTTAAAAACGGAGTAATTATATGAAATTAGAAGTAATAAGATACAGCTCCCAAAACGATTCGACTTTGGGACTACTGTTTGATGTAACACACGGTAAACGACAATTCCTTTGTTACACCATTGAAGATGAATACAGAAGTGTAAAAAAGATGCATGAGACTCGCATCCCAGAAGGAAGTTATAAATTAAGCCTTAGAAAAGAGGGTGGTTTTCACTCACGTTACCTTAAGAAGTATGGTGCGAATTTTCACAAAGGTATGATTTATGTAAACAAAGTTCCTAATTTCGAGTACGTGCTTTGGCATGTGGGGAATTACGAAACTAACACATCGGGCTGTCTCCTGCTAGGAAATTCTTCAAGCGAAAATATATCTGATAAAAAAGGATATATCGGGGCATCCGTAGCTGCGTACAAACGTGTCTACCCACTTGTAAGAGATGCAATACTAAAAGGTGAAGAAGTCACTGTCACATATGTTGACTTTGACTACGTGATGGGAAAGCCAACAGTAAAAGTAAAACCACTTAAGCCTAAAAAGCCTTACAACAAGGCTAATGCAAAACGCATTATGGGTCGTATTGGTGGAAAATTAAAATAGGAGATAAAATGCCAGATTATTGGAGAACAGCCTTAATAAGAGCGGGACGTACATTTGCACAAACATTTGTTGCAGTTCTTATGGCTAACCAAGCAGGAATGTTTGAAGCAGATACAGTTATGGCTGCAACCATAGCCGGTGCTTCAGCAGCAGTTTCTGCAATTCAAAATGCGTTGGAAGACGCACCATTTCCATTTATGTCAAAAATTCCTAAGGGATAATTTTTCGACTATAATAGATTAAGATGGGGACGTTTTATACGTCCCTTTCTTATGCGTAAAGGGGCAAATATTTTAAATAAAATCAATACATTTTTTCGTTTACTTATAGTAGGTTTACTTATTTACCCTATGCCTATTGCTATGGGTGCAGAAGTAACAGTCAGTGAAAATTTTAATGATTTAAATTATCAAGCAGGTTTAACTGTTAGTGGTGGTAATCAAGCTGCATATATTTATGCAGGCGAACAAGATAGGTATGGAACGACAGGTAGTTCATTGGGAATTACAAGTGGCACTTATTCTTTTGAATTTTCTAGTGACATTGATGTATATGAAGTAGGTTTTGTTGTAGGTGCAGTAAATTATGCTTGGTCTATCAAGTGGTATTACGCTGATGGAACAGATGAAACTGTAAGTAAGAACGCACAAAACAACCAAAACTTAGATAATATGTATGAAACTATCTACAAGTCATACACTGATTACAATGCTGTAGCAGAAAACACAGATAAATTTATCACAAAGTTTGAAGTTATATTATCTGATTTATCAGTATTAGATACTTTATATTGGCAATATGATGACTCAACTTCTACTGGTAGCTTTGCTACTACAACTACTACAACAACAACTGTATTGACAAGTGGTATCGGAGACCCAGCTAATCTAACTGTTTCTGCTAATTTACATAACGGTAGTATATCTATTGACTGGGATGCAGCAACAGGATATCAAACTAATGCCGAAAGATACGCAGTAGCTTTTAGTAATGACAACTTCCAAAGTATGAACTATGCAGTGGCAACAGGTAATGTCGGAAGTGCTAATGCTTTAAATACAGAATATACATTTACTAAAACATATTTAGATTCAGAGTTTGATGCAGGCGATACTATTTACTTTAAGGTAAGAGCAGACAATGATACAAACTCTCAATACTCTAACTGGACTTCTATAGCTAGTTATACAATACAAGATGTAGCTAGTGGTGTTACAAATGTAGCAATTACAAATAATGAATACCAAGGCTTAAAGCTTGGTTGGACACAACCTAATACAGGCTGGTCAACTGTAGAGTCGTATAGAATTGAATATAAACTTTCTAGCGAAGATACTTATACAGGTATAGACATTGCAGATGTATCAACTGTTTCATACTTAATAGAAGATATATCAGCAGGAACCTATGACTTTGTTGTTTACTCTTGTACAGACAATGGTAGCTATTGTCACGGAGGACAAGCAGGTCCAGTAACTAATTATGAAGTGTTATCTACTACTGCTGTTACTACTACAACTACTACTACAATTTATGTAGCACCTCCTCCACCTCCTCCACCTCCTCCTCCAGCTCCAGAAGAGATTATTGTTGATGTAAAAGTAGAAGGTGTTGATAAGACGTATACACAAGCAGATGTTAATGATGGAACTATTGAGCGTGACCAAGAGCGTATAGATAATGAAAAAGAGTTTGGTTGCTTTATGACTAATGTTGCTTTAGAGCGCGGCGATTGTGAAGGATATAATATTGCTTTGTACAACTCTACTACGACCACTACTATCCCCGAAATTATAGAAGAAGAGGTTGTTGAAGAAGAGATTCTTGATGATACAATTACAGAAAAGGATGATATTTTAGATGATAAAGATACTAAAAAAGATGAAATTACAGATAAAGAGTTATTACCGGATGATGAAATTCCAATCCTTGATGACGAAATCTTTATTGAAGAAGAAATATTTGATGATTCTGAAGAGGTTATTACCGACGGAGAGTTGGTTGAAGATAATGTTGAAGAGCCAATTAAAGAAGAAACCCTAGAAGATTTACCTATTGTAGAAGAGATAATAGAGGATATACCCTCAGTTGAAGAAACTATAATAGAAGTTATGGAAGTTATAGAAATTCCAGAACAAGACAATACAGAAACTGCACCAAAAATTAATGTTAGTACATTGACTGAAGTGCAAAAAGAGGTTGTTCAAGAACAGGTAACTAAAGTTACTAAAGCTGAAGATGTCCAGAATATGTCTCAAGAAGAGAAAACTGTTGCAGCTGCAGCTCTTGGTGTTCAAGAAGAAGAGCTAGAAATTGTTGCTGAATTGTCTGAAAATGATGAGAGTGTATCACAAGCGGTTGAAGAGTTCGTTGAAAGAGCTTCTGAAGTTCCAGAAGGTAACGAATATACTTTAGCTGATGCGATTACCGAGGTACAAGTAGAAGCTTTCCTTGAGAATCCTTTACAAGAGTTAACCGACATAAGTATCGAAGAATTTGCAGAAAATTTAGCAAATGTTAGTGAAATAGGTAACGATATGACTAATGACCAAAAAGAAAAAGCTCAAGAAGTTGTAGTCCCAGTTATAATTGCTTCACAAATTATTGCTCAAGCAGGTTCGTTAATGAGGAGATTTTAAGTGAGTAAAATTATAAATAAAGTATATACAAAGATAAAAGCAATTATGAAAGAATCTGTATCTCAGATTTTTACATTGCTAGGTTTTTTTATTGCTTGGTTAACACTTACAGGCAGTGCGAAAGATGTTGTAGGAATAGCTATATTATTTTCTATTACAGTTTGGTTGCTAACAATAAACTGGAGAGATTAATATGAAATCGTCAATGACAGTATTTCAAAAATTAAAAATAATCTTAGCAAGAATGATTGCTGTATTTGTAGCAAATGGATTAGCAGTTATCGGGGCAGGTAGTCTTATAGGTGTTGATATAATTAGTTCAATACTTTTAGCTGGTTCATTAGGAGTAATCAAAGTTGCTGAATCATTAGCAAGAGCTTATATCGACGATGGCAAGATAACTCTAGAAGAAATCAACGAAAGTTTCGCTATAATGGAGAAGAAGAAGAAATAATTATGTGTAAAATTTACAAAAAATCTGACCAGAGCTATATTCAAATTTGCAACTGCAAATATGGCTCAGAAAACTGTGAGGTAAAAAACTAATGTCTGAACATAAGCATATAAGTAACAACGGTTTAACTCAGAAAGAAATGTTATTAATGGTTTTAGAAGGTCAAGAAAAAATTAACGAACGCATTGACTCGCTTCACGAAAAGGTCAATACAAAAATGTCAAGACAGGAATTTACAGGACTATTTGTGGGCTTTGCAGCCTTAGCAGCAGTAGTCAATCAATTAATGTAGTCAACAACCCAAGGGGGTTTTAAATGACCGAAATCATATTAGTACTTACAGTCTCACTCACATCTATTGGTGTATTAGTTTGGCTAGCAGTGCTTTCTACAAGATTAATAAAAGAATTTATACCAATAGTACAGGAGATTTTAGATGAGAAAAAGAATTAATAGATGTGATGAGTGTAAAGAACCACTCAAGAACATACAAAATAATCAGTGGATGTGCGACCAAAGTCCTAAAAAGTGTAATGCTTCAGCAAAAGTTATATTTATACACGAAGAAGAAGAATGAAAGATAAATGGCGTTTTGCTGCGTTAATAGTTTATCTAGTTATATGTGTGTACGACTTTATGCTAGTTCCTATATATTACGGAATAGCAAGAATGGATTTAGATTTAGCTGACTATATGCAGTATCTAACTCTTATAGAAGACCCATTAGTACAAATGGAATATCTAAAGAAACTTGTATCACAACACGAACCATTCACTCTTCAAGGTGGCGGATTGTTTCACTTATCATTCGGTGCAATACTTACAGCTAGTACACTTAAGACATGAGCGAATGGGTTATTATTCTATTTTGTACTGGGTTACTGTATGTAGCCTCATATATTGGTTCTGGAAAGAAATTCAAAAATAAATGAATGTGCCATCTCAAGCAAATTTTCATATAAAATACCCATCAACACAACCAGACTGTCCCATTTGTAATACCAGTCTATTAGAGATACATGCAGGTTTGTATTGTGATAACTCAAAATGTATGGGGTATAAGCAAAAAGTAGTAGCTTGTTGTGAAGGTGGTGCTTGTTAATTAGAAAAGCCTCCTACACAGTGGAGACTTTTCTGTAAGTATTTGCTTTGAATAAGCTTCTAATCATGAATTAGCATCTTACTATGGCATATACCGTAGACGAATATATAAAAATATAATACTCTTGTTCTATATATATGTAGGAAAATAAAAAACTTTTCCCCTATTTAGTATATTATGAACAAAAAATGTATTTTATGTGGCAAAAGACCACAATTAAATGAAAGATATAATTACTGTAACTCTTGTTTACATATTGAGTGCCGTATATGTGGAAAATGTTCTTTAGGAATGTTGGAGATATTAGATGGTAGAATATGTAATATATGTATTACTACAAAATAGAAATTTTAAGAGTAGTAGATGGGGACACAGTAGATGTTAGAATTGATTTGGGTTTTAATGTGTGGCACAAATGTCGTGTTCGACTCATGGGCATTAATGCTCCAGAATCACGAACAAGAGATTTGGAAGAGAAAGCAAGAGGGCTGGCTGCAAAAGATTGGCTTATAAAAGAGTTAGAAAGTTCAGAAGTCCAAATGCAATCACACGGAACTGGAAAATACGGTAGAGTTCTAGGAACTCTAATAATAGATGATGTAGATATCAACCAAAAGATGGTAGATAAAGGACACGCTATTTGGTATGACGGCGGTTCACGCTCATAAAACTGGGGTGGTCTCACATTGAGAAGCTGCTTCAGTCTTTCGACACTCTAATCTTTTCGATTAGAAAGCTGATTATTTTTGCCCACTCATACCGTTATGAACGGGAATACCTACCGAATTTAATTAGCAGGTTTACTATCATCCCTTGCTCCCTAGCGATAGTCATGCTAGTTCACTTACTTTTTTAAAGCACAGTAGAGCTACTGAAAATAATCTTGGCTATCTCCGAAAGGAGGGACCACCCCTAATAATTAAAAGAGGTTATCTTCTTTCTCTTGAAGCATAATTTGTGCCATAGTTATCCTTCTACTACCAAGTTTAGCAATTTCTTTTACCATCTCTATAAAAGCATTAAGCTGACCTGTTCTAAATTTATATAAAGGGTGCTTAGTTTTACCTATATCTATACCACTTTCAAACTTCTTACAATACATTTCTATTTCTTTTGCTCTTGCATAGTATGCAACTGCTATTTCGTATAGAGAAGACACACCAGCTTCTACTGGTGATTTTGTTCTACCAAATAAAGTGTCTGTATATCCTTCTATTTCGTTTTCAAAGTTACGAATAGTTTCCATTGCATTGCCATGATGCTCAATGTCTTCAAACTTAACATGTAGCAAAGAGTTTTTTTTAGCTAAATTTTCACCCATTTACTTCTGCTTCTTTCATCATATGAGCATTTCCACAATCGTAACATATTTTATGAAGCTCATTTAAAACTCCAAGCCATATTCCGTCTGTCCCGGAATGTACTATATTTTCTTTAGTACCGCAACGTCCGCATTCATTCATTGTTCTCCTTTTCTTGTAGCAAATCTATAAAATAATTTATATATTGCCTTTTATTTTCTTTCGGTAACCAACACAAAATTATTGCAGCAGCATATTCTAAATTTCTTTTAGCTTTTTTTTCTGCCGCTTTAGAGTTCATCTTGTTTCCAATCATTATAAAAAGTTTCTAATCTAGTAAGCATAAGTTTATGACTTTGTATATTGTACTCAATCATCTTAAGCGTATTTCTATATATTTCTTTTAAGTCTTTACTTTCTGGTTCACCCATAAAAGCTAACTCTTTTTTAAACTCTTTAGCTTCAAGAATTGTATTTTGACAATCTTCTAAAGCATCAAGTACATCGAATAGTGAATCATATTTTTCCATAATTTCCTTCCGTAAAAAATGTAAAGGGTGTTCAACGATAGGCAAGAACAGCAACCTAATTATAAAAATTAGAGTGGTTACTAAAAACCTAGTATGGAGCTCTCTTCCATCTCTAGTCCCTTTACAAAACTAATTTTAGCAGACATTTAACTGTATGCTTCACAAATGGAGTTTGAGACAGGTGTTGCATCAACAAAGGGGCTTGTTACAGCTAGTAGCTTTACTACCATTAGCTTATACATCCACACTGTCTCTACCCTCCAATTCGTAATCTTTAATAACTAAACCGTTTTCTATTTTACCAACAGTCGATGGTTTTCTGTACATACTTTTAACGTACTTACCTAAAAACAATCCATTACCGTTTATACCATAATGAGCCCAATGACCCCTTCTAGTGTGTTGTGCTAATTCACTGGTTCTAAGCGGTCTTTCTGTACCGTCAGATTCTACAACATAAAGAGATGGCTTAACTTTTAAAGTTTTAATTGTTACAGTAGGTTCATCACTTTCTGTGTTTAAACCCATCTTGGAACGCTTAATTCTTTTACGCTCTTGCCTAGGTACTGATATATTTTCTCTGACAAAGATACCATCTTTTTCACCATTCAACCATTGTGTGACTCTAAACAATCCACCTATGACTGCGTGTGTAATAATTGAGTTAGACAAATAGAAGCGAACAGACTCTGCTTTAGCATTCTGGTGTTGACTTCTAAGCCTTTTAGTAAACTCATCATCTGAATCTTTTTGACTGTCTAAAATACCTCCATACAAATCAAGAACACCGTGTGCGTGAGTAGAGCTAGTACTTTGTTGGTTCAAATAATTATAAGCGTCACTGTACATACTTCTTTCTTTATCAGACATTCTGTTGTCATGAAACGAAGTAAAAGTATAAGGTCTTCCATAATTGTCTAAGTTGATTTGAATATTATTAATCCAAGTAATTTTACCATTAGCACTACAAGTAGCATCGTCGCAACAAAATCTTCTTCCATATATGTCAACAAATTGAGTATATTGTGGACGAACATCTTCTGCTATATATGGCATAGATGGCATTTCTAAAACCCAATCTCTGTAATTTTTATGTATAGAAATTTCACCTTTTTCTACAAACTTTCCCATATTCGGGTGGTCTAAAAATTCTCTAGGTGTTAAGTGTGCTAAGTCTTCATTAAGAGCAAGAGGGTCTTTAACAACCCATTCTCTATGTTGTACATTCTCTATTGGTTTGTCTAAGTCAAACTGACGGACAACAACAGATATGTCTTTAAATCTAGGTATATCAACTTCTGAAAGTGATTCATCATCAATAAAATAATTAACTAGCTCATCTATTTTGTTGTTTGAATCTAGCATATAAAAGTTATCTTCATATGGCTGTGTCAAAAATACATTGTCTTCATTAAATAAATTAGACAAACTTTCTAAAGCATCAAAACATAAATCATTTTTTGTATTGTTATCTTTTACTTTAGTAATTAATGAGTCAATCTCCATTTCAAATACTTCACTAGCATTAAACATATATGGAACTTTTCCAATTTCTACATTTTTATTTACTTCTTCTGATATGTAATGAATAGACCTTTCAACATTAGTACAAATGTTAGAGACTTTTTGTAAAAACTCTTTTGGGTTTACATTTTCTTCCTCAAGAGTTTTTAAGAACTCTGGGTTTGATTTCATTTCCTGTAAGTAATCTACTAGATTGTCGTGTATTGCAGGAAAGTAAAGATTAGGGAACGAAGTGTTAGCTAAGTCTCTGCCTAAAATTTCTGATAGTTGTAACATAATATTCTCCTTGTTTTTCTGTACTACCATTATATCATATAATTAAAAAAAAAGCAAGTATTAAAAAAACTGTCGTACCCTGTTGGTAGGATGAAATCTGTAATAGTAAAAATAGGAGAGACTATATGTATATAAATAAATTAGAAAGAAGAGAAGCCAAGAGAAATTTTAATGGCTTACCAGATATAGATGGAGAGTTTGACACAGTTCAAATAGAAATAGAAGTACCACTTCATTCCATACAAGTTAAAGACTTTTATGAGTTTATGAAGAAGTATCCTAAGACAGAAGCTAATCCATACTCTAATGATGATATGCCTACACATATGGGCGACTGTATTTCTGACTACCTAAAAACACTGGTAGACGAAGGAAGCTTAAAGTCGTTCTTTGGTGGTGACTTTATGTCAACAGATTATTTAAGTTTGCATCCTTGGACTTTTCATTTAAAAGAATCAAAATTTAATTTTGAAGCTAAGTACAAAGTAGAGAGCGAAGCACCTTTCTAAAATAATTAATTAATACTTTGCTTCGGTGGTCTAACAGATTGCTGAGCAAAGTATTCTTTTCTTCTAACTACTGGGAAGCCATCCCATTCACCTTTTTCCCAAACTCTTAAGTATGTAGATGTTGGGTAATCTATTCCAGCTTTTTTAACTATGGTGTGCATAATATCAAAAGACATTTTACCCAATGCTTGTATGTCTTGATGCGTATGAACCCTTGTCCCCATACAAGTTTGTGCAAATCTTCTATGTCCAAGAGAAGCACCATTGTGTATGTCAATCAAATGTGATACTTCAACACCATAACCAGTAGGATATTCTAAAGCTTCTAATACCTCTCTTCTCCCTGCATACTCACCAGATAAAGGCTGATAAAACTCTTGTATCTTAGGATAGAACATTGCCAACATAGGACGAGCAACAAGTTCTGTAACTCTACCCATATTACCTCGGTCATAATATGCTTTTACATAATCAACTTCTGGGTTCATAATTAGTGGTCCAACAAGTCCACGAACAAATCTGTCATCAAAATTTTTAATGTCTCCATCAAGGTAAACTACAATATCTGAGTTAGTTACAAATAATCCTTTCCAAAGATTTTCTCCTTTACCTCCTATAACCTTTCCTAAGTCTGGTCTAATGTCTTCGGCTAAATAAAAATCTACACCCATAGACGAAACAATTTCTTGTGTGTCATCTGTTGAGCCACTGTCTACTACTACAAGCTCATCAACCCATTCGGGTATAGCTTTTAAGATTTTAGAAATGTTTTCACCCTCGTTTAAAGTTGGTATAATGACAGCTATAGAGTTATTTTTTTTGTGACTTAGAATGTATCTTTCGCTAAAGAAACTTTCGTCATATGTGAATGGTTGATACCAAGTGTCAATTCTTTCCATAAGAAATAATAACACAATTAAATAGTTCTATAGGTATAGTTAATAGGTTTAGTTATTAGGTATAGTTCCAGTTCATCTGACGTACTACTGTAGTTCATTTAACGAACCCCGGCAGTTCGCCTCTCGAACCCCTGTAGTTCATCTGACGATATACGGTGTTCATCTCTCATACCACTACATATAGTGGGTAGTAAAAAACATACCACATATGGTATGCACTAAAAATCAAGTATGATATAATAAAGTATAAGGATATATAAGTGTTTCCTTCACTAATCTCCTTTTTCTGTCGGTATATGTACCCTTTAGCTGTCAAAAGCTTTAGGGTCCCCAAAAAAACTCGCAGCCGGAACGGTATAAACCCCATATCTAACCCCTTATACCAGAGGTCAAAAATTTTTATTTTTCACTTGCTTCATTCCCCACTCTGTGGTATACTTATATAGAGGCATAAAAGCCGGTAAAGGAAGCACATTCGTTACTGAAAGCTTACTTACTAGCATAGATGGGGTAAAACATATTTCCTATAAGGGTTGGGTGTCGCTCGCCCTTTTTTAATCTAAACTAAAACTCTAGATTTATTCTTGTCATATGACATTACACTGAAATAGCATTAGGCGGCGCGGAAACACAAAGATACGTTCTTTTTACTTATCCCCAGAATATTTAATCTGAATAGTAACAGGTTCATCATCAGCTCCACCCATCTCAATCTTCTGTGGTTTAGACCATTTATCGAAGCTTCTCTCTAGCCACCAAGCAGCAGCTTGCCATTGTCCTCTACTAGCTGCAGTCTTAATGCTATTAAGGAAAATACCTTCTGCTTCTGCTCTTGCTTTCTCCATAGAGTTCAGAAAGTCACTATGTAAAGTCTGTAAACCTGCATCTCTATCATCTCTGCCTTTAGACAGCCAACTGTACAGAGTACCCTTGCTGATGCCAGCCATCCTAGCTGCGTCTTCAACGAAATAGCCCATTCTAAGCCAGTTTTGTACATTGATGATAAGTTCTGCACTTAGCTTACTTGGTCGACCTAATTTATTATCTTTTTTCTTTTCAATACTCATTACATATATATTCTAGCATGGTATTTATTGACTCGATTGAAATATTAGATTACGTAAGGGTATGTGTTATAATACTGTATGGACTACATTCAAAAGATAGAAGAGCTCAAAAGTAAGCTCGAACAACTAGCCATCATGCGTGGTGACGATGCTCTTTTAGATTATGTACAAGACATAGATATGACACGTATAGACCCTGTAGTCGCTGTGTTGTACATAGGTACACTCACTTTCATACTTTGAAAACCTAGAACTCTTCAGCGAAGAGGAGAGAATAGAATTAGGTCTATGTAGAGAATGGGTACATCCAAGTGCTTGGAGAACAATCAAAATGGAGTGGGCAGAATAATTTAAAAAAATTTTTTCGCCTTTACTATACGCTTACGTTTTCAAACCTACACAGATTAGTACCCCCACCATATACACTATACATTCGAGAAATTAGGATTTATGCGCTCTGACGTCCGGACCCTATTATATCGCTTGGTTAGCGATTTCACATGAACCCCCAGCTTGTGAAATTTTTCACAATCTAGGGGTGCTTGTGTATTCTGTTATCCTTCCCCTTGAATCACCATTTCTTTATATGTTGCCTTACCGATTCTTTTAGCTTCGGCATATTTACCCCCTAAGCCTTCATTAGAAGGCTCTGTGATAGGGGTGTAAACGATTGTAGGGTATTTAGAACCTGCATTTTGTAGAGTCTTTGTATACCCTTCACGGTTACCACTGTTTAAGAAATCTTTAACAGTATATTTTCCAGCATTATTAGGAATGCTTCTAGCACCTAATGGCATCGGTGTTGTACCTTTTTGAGTTGGTATAACGTAACCCTTAAACGCGTTATTGTCGTCGAATGTTTTTCCTAATTTACTCATTGTATTTTTATTCATTTTATTTTTTCCTTTTTGAGAATCTAGAGTTTTACTTGAGATTTTCAAGTGGTCTAAATTCTCGGTTTTTCTTAATGTCATACTATAAATTTACCATGAACCATAGATTTAGACTGTAGTATTTCACAAAAAAATTTATATTTCCATAAACATATATAGAGGTAAAAAAGTCAATTGCTATAAGGGTTTTTCATGGTCACCCCTATACCCCCCTATATTTTTTTTTAGATTTCCAAAAATAATTCGTCAATTTTACCTCGAAAAGTGCTCAAGACTTTTTATTTTAGGTGATAGCTTAGAATCTTTTCTAACCTAAATAAATACCGTGTAACTGGTTACACTCTAAACATATTTCAGATTCAGAATTTCAGATTCAGAAATTCAGATTCAGATTCAGATTCAGATTCAAAATTTTAATTTCATATATAGGATTTTGATTTCCATATATGTAGGATTTCAATTTCATATATATAGGATTCTATTTTCATATATTGGTAATATTTACCATTTTAAAATCTAAGTTATTTGACGTAAAAAATCTATATAAATTTACTTAGATTTCATATACACTACATATGGTATAGAACATATGTTCGATTTTGCTCCAGTTACTAATTCTGGTCTGGACTTTTTTTTATTATGAGCTCCATTAGTGAGCCCTAAATACTCCGGAGGATTTACCATGGAACTGGGTTATTTATATAATCCCCAGTTAACCATGTCCCTCACGAATGAGGCGGCACTCTCGAAGTGCTCGTTCCACCCTGCGGCTTCCTCGCAAGCGTAGAGCGAACAGTATTCACCGCAACCTTCGTCCATTGCGTCTAATACCATTGTGAATTCTTTAATTTTCATTGTGTCTCCTTGTTTGTCTTATACTATAAGTATATCATATAATCTAAATTAATGCAAATCAAATAGAAGATTTTTTAAACTTTTTTTATGTTCTGGAAATCTTCTAAAGTGTTGGTAAAAGTCCATTCAGATTTTACAATTTTAGCCATAATAGAATCTTCACCTAATTGCCACGCTATAAAATTAATATAATCTTTAATGGCTTCTGCTTGTTCTGCTGTGTCTGTTACCGTTGTAAACTCAATAGACTCTTCAGCAATACCTAACCATGAACCGTTACATTCTTTAGTCGTCCAACCGCTAACCATCTTATTAATACCATCGTTAGCATCTTTAATAACTGCTGGTACTGTTCTTAATGTTAATTCGTACATTTTTTGTCCTTCCGTTTTTTTGGTGGGGGTAAATACCCCCCCCGTTATTTTGTTACGCGTTGGTAACAAATGTAATCATAATGAACGTAAGAGACAGCATGTCCAAAATAAATTGGCTGTAGTCTCTTCTTAGTCCAAGTCCATAACCCTTGGTATCTGTAAAATACCAGTTGCCACGGTCAGTCTTTTTGTATCCTGTAATTGTTTGTTTTTTCATTATGTATATACTATATCACTAAATGTTATTTATGTCAAATCCTAAAAGCCTGTAAACACTGGGGTTATAAAATTATTTTATTTTTTTTTCTAAAATCAGTAAATTTTTTTAAAACTTGTCACTAGTAACTTATGTAATGAAAAATACTATAAAAATCTTAGTCACCGATATAAAGGAACTAAGTAGCCTACACAAGCAAGCGTTGACTATCTTTCACGATAATTATGATAGATACGATTTTATTATGACAGCTCTTTCATTTGTATTAATTGCAAGTGGATTTGTTTTAATAGGTCTTAACTTTCAAATTACAGGAAGGCTCGTTCTCGGTCTTGCTCTATACCTATTCTTTTGGTGGTCTTGTTACTAGACCATCAAAGGAAATAGCAAACCCAACATATTGTGGTACTACATATAGTGGTACTACATATGGGATGCCCGTCTAGGTCTGGAGACCCAATGGAATTTTCTTGATTCCCTCCGGAGAAACATTACAAACTCGTATATGCTCCGGAGGATTTTCACAAGGTTTCAAGATTGTGAAAGTCGGGTACTTCAGAGCCTCTGTGCGAGGGCTATTTCCCAGTCTGTCTTCACAACCTTAACCTTATATTATAAGTATATCATACCTTTACAAATAATGCAAATCATTTATAAAGTTTTTTTTGAAGCTGGGTTATATTTCAAACCCAGTTTCAATGTCGTCTAAGATTCTATTTGCAGTCTTTTGAATTCTGCTTAGAGATTCTTTAACTAATTTCTTAGTGTCTTCTTTGCCCCAGCTTGCGATATAACCGAAGCTGTAAAGCGTCTTCGTCGCTATGGATGCCTAGCGCTTCAGCCACTATGAAGGCGACGCCTTCGGCTTCTGTCTCATACCTAGCACGGTTTTGGCGATAGTCTTTAATATCTGCGTGCATAATCATATGAGCCACTTCGTGAATTAAAGTTTTAACTTTATATCCGAAGTCTGCGTTTTCATCTATAACAATCTGCTTCTCTTCGTGTGAGCAATAACCGTCTGCGCCTCGTGCGTTACCCATCACAACTTTGAAGCCATGAACGTCTGCTAATCTAATGAAGTCTGCAAATACATTAAAGTCTGCGTTCGCCACTACATCTTTGACCATTGAAAATGTTGTTGTTAATTCATCACCTTCTGTTTGATTAATTCCAAACACTGGCACCGACATGAACCCCATCATTTTTTTAGCTATTCTATGTGAAGAGTTAACCCCACAAAAATTTGTTCTAGTGAATTTATTCCATATAGTCTTACGACCAAAAGAAGTACATCCTTTTTGTATGCATACAAAGCCCATTCTAGGAGCTAATATCCACATAGCCTTTTCACCAGCTTTAATTGTTCTGCCGACTTTTTCCCACTGCTTAGCACCACGTACAGAAGATGGAAGATTGTCCCAGCCTCTTAATATAGATTCAAGCCAAATCAACTGGGTATTATTCCAGCTGTATGCCTTTTCACCTTTAACAAAGTGTAAGTAGCTTTTCCAGTCGTTAGATTCAATCAATGCATCAATAGAGTTTTCTAGAGATGCCGATATATTCTCAACAATTTCTTGATTGCTAAGTTTATTTTTAGTAGTCATTTTTAACCTTTCGTGTTGTCTTATAATATAAGTATATCATATATAGCAAATTAATGCAAATCAGATATAGGATTTTTTTACAAAAAAAAGCTGGTACTAAGACCAGCCTTTTAATTTTAATCTTCAGAATCTAAAAGGTCTTTTAACCTTTCTTGTTCTGCATAATTTTGGTCGGCTAATTCTTCCATTGTTATGATGGAATAGCCGTCAAAATAATTATCTTCACCGAAAAATTCTGCAATTTCTTCGTCAAAGTCTGACATTATGCAACCTTGTTCAGTTTCGTACACTTCTTTGAAGCGTAATTCTGACATATCAGTATTCACTGTATACCTACTTTCTATTAGTTTTTTTCTCTTATTCATTTAACTAATAGAGACGAATCTTATCGCCTTTTAATTACTTGCTTAGGTAGTACAAATATAATCATGTACATAAAGCCAAGCCACAAGGGTAGCAAAGCTAAATCTAAGCCGTTGAAAATTCCATCACCAGTCAAATCAAAACTGTTAATGAGATAGTCATTGCAATATTGTTCTTTCAAACTAACTCCTCCATTTTGAAATAGTATCTTCATTTAATAACATTGTTAAGGCACTTAGATAACCTTCGTCATAGTAAATATC